CGGCACTCTTGCCGCATTTGGGCAGTAGGATATCGGGCTCATTTGCTGCTCTCCGTAGTTGCATGGTGGATTGCATGATACGCGCGCCAGACTAACGATGCGTCAACATGGTGGCCCTACTCCCTGCCCGTTGTCTCAGCCCAGGCGCGCTGCATCTGTCAGACAATCTAGCAGGTCCGCCCCCCCGCGTCAACCGTCATCAACCGCGACATCCTGACACAGGCGGCCGCAATTACGCGGCTTGTCCGATTCGAGCGAATCACGGCTTGATTCCGGGGTCGGGCGGCCACCCGACATTCGCGGTTGTCGGCCGGGCTTGGGCGTCCCGAGCCAGGTCCGGCGACAGCTTTCGGGACAGGAACAAATGAAGCCCACCCCAAATGACAGGCAAGTTGCGTCCGGCGCGGTCCGCTGAATGGCGCGGATACGCTCGATCAAGCCCGAATTTCCGCAATCCGAAAGTATGGGTCGCGTGTCGCGCGAATCGCGGCTGTGCTTCCTGATGCTCTGGACCATTCTCGACGATGAGGGGAGGGCTCGCGGGTCCTCGCGAATGCTCGCGAGCCTTCTCTACCCCTACGACGACGATGCGCCGAAGAAAATCGACGGCTGGTTAACCGAATTGGAAGCAGAGGGCTGCATCATCCGCTACTCGATCGGCAGCGACCACTATATCGCCTCCGTAAATTGGCTGAAACACCAGAAGATTGACCGCCCAAGCCCGTCCCGCCACCCAGCACCACCAACAAAACCAAAACAGTCTGACACGAGCCCTCGCGAGCCCTCGCGACAATTCGATGCTGATCTAGGATCAGGATCAGGATCAGGATCAAGGATAGGGACCAAGGAAGAGGAGATCTTGCCCGGACCCATCGAAGCCCCATTCATCGCCATCCCGACAAACCACAAGGGCGAAGAGTTCCACGTCCTCAAAGCCCTGGTCGACGAGTTCCAAAAATCATACCCAGCCGTCGATGTCCCCGCGCAGCTCCGCAAGATACGATCGTGGTCGTTGAGCAATCCAGACCGCAGAAAAACAAAAAACGGCATGCGCAGATTTATCAACTCGTGGCTTTCCAAGGAGCAGGACAAAAATCATGGACCAACCAACGGAACCACCAACGGAACCGGAAGACGCGAAACTGCACACGATCGGTTCCTTGAAGGGACCGCTGACCTCATTGCGGAAATCAGAGCACGAGGTAGCGGCAGAAGCCCAGAAGGATGAGGCCATAGCCGTGCTTCTCAGCCGCCTGGCGCTGCAGTATTGGCGCCCTGACCACACGCCGCCGCACGTCAAATTGTTGATGGAGGACATGATCGAGGATTTGCGCGAATATCCGATGGAGGCTATTGCTGACGCCGTGCGAACGTATCGCCGCCGGGCGGAGAATCGCTTTTTCCCGACCAGCGGAGCGCTCCGGGCGATCATCGAAGACCCGGGACCATTTTGCTTCACCGGCCCCAGCGCCCATCTTGCAAAACTGGCGGGGGACGCAAAAAAGGAAATTGCCGAATTGGCCCTCGCGATTGCCGCAAAATCGCAGACGGCATTGCCACCGAAGCCCGAATAGCGCTAAGTCACGCGCAAACGGAAAACGTAGGGGAATGTAAAATGGGCTTTGGCAAACTCGGAAGGAGGGACAAACAAACAGCGAGCAGATCGCCGAATGCAGCGCCGTGGATGAAAGGTCTCACGGACATCGAGATACAAATCATTCGCGAGTATTTGGTTGATCTCAATCGCACTCAGGCGATGTTGCGCGTCCGCCCGGAGCTTGATTACAACACGGCTGGCGTTCGGGCTTCCGAGTTGTTTGGCAAGGTGCACATCATCGAAGCTCTCGATCTTGCGCTCGAAGCAAATGGAGCGGGGCCGCGCCAATGGCTCATCAACAAGTTGGCGGCGATCGCGGATTCTAGTATCGACCATTTCTTCGACTGGCTCCCGCATGATGGAGTAATAACATTGAAGAAAGGCGAGGATGTACCAAAGGCCGTCCGCGCGCTCATCAAGGAAATCAGGTTGAAGGAAAATGGCGAGGTCGTGCTGAAGCTGCACGATCCGCTGAAAGCGATGGAACTACTCGCCCAGGTTCGCGGAATTGCCCTGACCGCGCAGCAGCACGACCACAAGCATACCGTCGGGCTCGATCAGCTGCTGGGGTCGTACTCGCCGCCGGAGCCAGCGCAGGTTGCGGCGCCGGACCCGATGAAACAAATAGCGTCGGCGATTGACGCGGAGTTCGAGGCGGCGAAGTGATGAGAATCTCGACCACGCTTGTCGACAATTGGGGTCGCGCGCCAGATTTGGCCGTTCTCTTCCGCCGGCCAAATGCTGCCCCGTAGATGGCCTCGCGCCGGCCCACAGCGCAGCGGAGAGCCGTGGGAAGCGATCCGAAACTGGTCTCTATGTGGCCGGGTCATCGAATCGCGCTGTGCGAGCCTCTCAGGTACCGTAGCGTCGAAATCAGCCACAGGATGAATATGGCATGTGCCAGCAACCTCAAGTGGAAAATGTGGTAACAGGATACCGCAAATGACCGACCATCTCTTCGCGTCCGTGGCAGCACTTGACCCGGCGATTCCCGCTCTCGAAGCGCAGCGCGATACGCTCTGGCGGCTGGCGCAGGATGCGAATTCGGAGGACATGATATGGCTTGAGGTTGCGTATCAAACGAGCGTGATCCGGCTTAACAAACAAATAATCGAACTGGCGAGGCGCGCAATGATGAGGAGATATGGTAGATGAGCGATCCAACATTGCGCGTGCTGTTCTCCGCATTACGCGCCGGCACAGGCAAGACATTCATCGCCGTCGCATTCATGCCCAATCGTTTTGAGTTCGCAGGAAATGAACATGCCCGCGCCCTCGAACAAGCTTGGATCAGCGTATGGGCTGTAGTATTCTTAATTATTAGTCTGGCATTTCTGATGAAGGCCATTATTAACCGATGACCATCGAAGCCGCCAAGGAAACACTTGACCGGTGGCGCGAGAAGCCGCGTGCCATGGTGGAGGAACTTTGGGGCGTCAAGCCCGATCCATGGCAGGCTCAGGCGCTCGACGCATTCCCACACTGTCCCCGTATCGCGTTCAAGGCCAGTAAAGGGCCCGGCAAGACGGCAACGCTTGCGTGGCTCGGTCTCAACTTCATGCTCACGCGCCCATTTGCCAACGGCGCGGCGGTATCGATCACGGGTGATAACCTCAAGTACGGCCTCTGGAAGGAGATGGCAAAATGGATGGCGGTGGACAAGCGCAACCCCGCGACGCCGCTGTTTCAACAGATATTCGACCAGACCAGTGAGCAGATATCGCATAAGCAATTCGGCAAGCGATGGTTTCTCGGCGCGCGGCAATTCAGCAAGACGGCGAACAAGGAGCAGCTGGGCGATACCCTGGCCGGACTGCACGAGAAGTTTGTGTTCGTTTTGATAGACGAGGCGGGCGGCGTCCCGATCGCAATTCTGCAGGCGGCGGACGCCATTCATTCGAGCGCGACCGAAAGCCATGTCGTCATCGCCGGCAATACCAACACGCTCGAAGGCTCTCTGTACCTGGCTTGCGTCAAGCAGGCTCATCTCTGGAAAGTCATTCCAATCAGCGGAGACCCGGACGATCCAGACAGATCGACGCGCGTCGATATCGAGTGGGCGCGCGAATTGATCCGTGCCAACGGCCGCGACGACCCATTCGTCAAGGTCATGGTCCTCGGCGAATGGCCGGCCGCGTCGCTGAATGCATTGATTGGTCCCGACGAAGTCGAAGCGGCGATGCGGCGGAACTATCGCGACTACCAGTATCGCGACTTTGCGAAGGTGATTGGTGTCGACGTCGCGCTCAACGGGCTCGATGCCAGCGTAATAACGAAACGGCAGGGGCCGCTCATTCTCCCGCAGCTCGTGTATCGCAATGTGAACAGTATTCAGGGTGCCGGCATTGTTGCTCGCGAGTGGGGCGACTGGGACGCCGATGCCTGTTTCGTCGATGCGACCGGAGGCTTCGGCGCCGGCTGGATCGACCAGCTGCGACACCTCGGTCGTGCCGCGATCGGCGTCCAGTACGCGGGCGAAGCGCTGCAGAAATCGAGGTACTACAACAAACGAACCGAGATGTACTTCGAGCTCGTGGACTGGATCAAGGCGGGCGGCCAACTGCCGCCGCATCCCGAGTTGACGGCGGCGCTGACCAACACGCTGTTCGCCTTCAAGGGTGACCGGATGATGTTGGAGCCCAAGCTCGCGGTTAAGGCCAAGATCGGGTACTCGCCCGACCATGCCGACAGCGCCGCCCAAACCTTCCACTCGCCTGTCACGCCGAGGGGCTTCCGTCAGCAGCCGAACAGGTCTAGGATGACCGCCGAATACGATCCATTCTCGAAGGCGTTTGAGGTCATGGAGGGGCGATGAGCGAGCAATCTGACGGCCAAAATCAGGCATTGGTCGATCCGGTGACCGGAGTTGACGGCCCCCCGAATCACCCCCCGATGCAGCAGGCCCAATTGCCGCGCTGGCGGTCGCACAAGACCGTGTGGGCGGCGAAGATCACCGAGGTCGACTCCACCGAGGCCGGAGCGCGCCGCTGGCTCCTCGATGGGGGTGACCACGTTGACCCGACCCCGCAGCTTCAGAGCCGCATTCCGGCGGGAACGGATCCGATCGGCGGCTACTACGTCCGCTACGAGGACGGATTCGAAAGCTGGTCCCCTGCCGCGGCGTTCGAGGGCGGCTACACGAGGTTTGAACCAGGCGCCGCCGACGATGCCGCCGGCCCGACCGAAGCGCAAATCCTCGCCTCGCGCCAGGGCACCGGGATCATCGCATCTGATGCTGCGGCCGCCGCGGTTTCCAAGGCCGCAAGGGTCTCACTCGCCGATATCGAGGCTGCGATCAAATGGCGGTTCGACGTCAACGCGGCACAGGCCGTCGGCGCCACCGAAGGCCACAAGGTCAATGCGGATTCCTCGAACAGCATGGAGAGTCTGGCCGTGCTGTCGCTGTGCATCCTCGTCATGCGCAACGGGTATAGCGTGGTTGGTACATCGGCGCCGGCACACCCGCAGAACTACGAGCAGCAACTCGGCAAACGATTGGCCTATGAGGATGCCATCCGCCAAATATGGCCCCTGATGGGGTGGCAGTTGCGCAGCAAATTGGCTGGTCTCGGCTAACGATGTTCCCGGCGAGCGTTTTAACGGTCGCGCTGGCCGACCGAGTGAACCAACCGGCCCTGCAGTGCGGCTCGCCGGGCGGGAGCGTTGTACCGCCAAGGGCCGGAAGCCAGCGACCTGCCACCGCGGAATCATCGCTGATCGGAGATCCGGCGGGCGTGCTTCCGGGAGACGCGCTGATTGCGTCCCGCCGGGACGAGGCTCCGGGTTCATTCGCCATCAGTGTTTCTTGTCAGGCTATTGAATTCGAACCGATTCCAGCGTCTGAAGCCACTCTCTTAATTCGGGAATTCCATTTCGGGGAAGGCGAGCCGCGCTGATGTCGTTCCTCGCACCATCGCTTCCAAAACCGATTCCGCCGCCGATTCCGCCGTCGCTGGCAAGCGGGCAGATCGCGATGTCGATGCAGCAGCAGGCGGCGGCTGCGGCGGCGGCGGAAGGCATGGGCGGCGAAGGAACGATCTCGACCTCGCCGGAAGGCGCGGAATCGCCCAACACTGCAGGAATCGGGCTCAAGGCGAATCTGGGAGGCTGAGATGCAGCGCGAACTCGCCCTCGGTGTCATCGTTTCCGCCGCGATATATCTGTTCGGGATCATCCTTGTTTCGCTCTGCCTGCATCTTTTCCTGCCGGCGTTTGCAGCCATCGAATGCGCCGGCTTCTGCTGGGTTGCGTACTCTGTGCAACTCTACGGCTCTCCGCGCTGGCTCTGCGCCGCGTCTGTTATTCTGTCCGCGCTGCTCGGGTTTGCGGCGGGGCTGCTGCTGATCGTGCTGGCGGTGATCGTTTGATGCCAGGCCCGGCGAAGTCAGCACAACGGCTCGCGATCGAGGCGCTTGGTGTCGGCGGTGCCCATGCGGTCCGCGTCGCATTGAAACGCAGCGCAAAACCGTTGCGCGTTCGCCTGTCCGTCATGGTGAACACCATGCACAAGCGCGGTCCTGAGCGATATCGGATACGCACGAAGCACGAGCCTGACGGCGCATCGTGCATCACCGTCGAGCGGGTGTCGTGAGCATCCGGACCTTAAGGCATTTCGACGAAAAAGCGCGGATGTTTGTTCCGGCCGGCACACGCATCAATGCCTATGTCGCCGGAACAGGAACCATCCTCGGCTACTGGGAATGCGTCGAGCCGGAGGATGGCGGCATCTGGAGAAGCGTGCTATGAGCGAAACATCCTACCGCATTCTCGGCGTCATCATAGCCGTTCTTGCTGTTGCGATTCTTTGGGGGAAGTAATGGCCCTCCAGTTCCTGCACTTTCTCGCCACGATGACGCCGCTGGCTTCGGCTTTTGCACGCTACGAGATGGCGACGCCGCAACTGCTGGCCGAGCAACCGCCGACGGCACCCGAGAGGCTGGCCGAGTTTGATCCCGACTGGGAGACCATGTTTTCCCACCTGGAGTCGACGCTCGCGGCGCTGAAAGACTGGCGTTACTCGTGGTGGACCTATTGGAGCAAGCTGGCGGAATATTTGCTGCCACGAAGATACCGTTGGCTGGTCACGGCGAATCTTATGCGCAAAGGCAACGCGATCAACCAGGCCATCATCGACTCCACCGCCGGGCTCGCCAAGAATATCTGTTACACCGGCATGGTCGAGGGACTCATCCCGACGACGCGGGTGTGGTTCAAGACCGGGATCATGATGCCCGGAATCGAACTGAACGCCGACGAAAAGGCGTGGCTGGAAGCCGTCGATCGCGTCCTGTATCTCGTGCTGGCGAAGTCGAACTTCTACACCGAAATGGCGCAGATGGCCGAGGATGAAGTCGTCTTCGGGACCGGCGTGGTGTTCCTGCAGGAGGATGCCCGCAACGTCATCTGCTGCTCCGTGCCATGCGCCGGCGAATATTCTCTGGCCGTCGGTGCGCAGAACACGGCGGATACCTGCTACACAGAAGAGACCAAGACCGTCAAGCAGCTCGTCGATATGCTCGGACTGAAGGGATGCCCGCCAGTGGTTCAGAGGTTGTGGGAGGAGGGCGGCGCCAGCCTGCAGAACGAGTTCGTGCTGGCGCGCGCCGTGGAACCGAACTTTGCGCTGGACGGCCGCGGGAGAGCCCGGGGCACGCGCGTCCAGCCGGTGCCGATGTCCTTCGCCTACCGCGAAATCTACTGGCTCCGCGGGCAGAATACCGGGCGGCCGCTCTCGGCGCGGGGCTACCACGAAAAGCCATTTGCGGCCTTCCGGTGGGCAAAAACCGGCAACGATCCCTATGGCCGCGGTCCCGGCATGGAAGTCCTGGGCGATACGATCCAACTCCAGATCATGACGCGCCGGCTCAACGAGGCGATCGAGAAGCAGGTGCGGCCGGCGATGGGCGCCGATCCCACGATGAAAAACGAGCCAGCCTCGATCAACCCGGCGCAGATCACCTATGTCAACACGGAGAACGGCCGCAAGGGCTTCTGGAGCCTGTTCGACGTCAAGCTGGAACTCGCCGGCATGGTTGCAACCATGGAGAAGATCTGCACCCGGATCGACAGGGGATTTTATAACCACGTCTTCATGGCGATCAGCCAGATGCAGGGCGTCCAGCCGCGCCAGAACCTCGAAATTCAGGAGCGCAAAAACGAGGCCATGCAGCAGCTTGGCCCCGTCATCGGGCTCTGGAAGCAGGAGATGCACGAAGTCCTGTCCCGCTGCTTCGATATCGCCTCGCGCAAGAAACTGATCCCGACGCGGCCGCAGCGGCTGCGCAAGATGGCGCTGAAATTCGATTTTCTCGACATGGTTACGCTGGCGCAGCTCGGGGCCAAGACCGCGGAAATGGATCAGGGCTTCGAGCAGGCCGGCAAACTGTCGCTGGCCGCCAAGGCCGCGACGCTTCCGGATCCGATGCGCTGCGTCAATCTCGACGATGCCCTGCGGGCCTATCTCGAAGCCTGCCAGTTCCCGCCGACGCTGGTCTACGACCAGCAGGAAGTCCACGAGCACGACCAGGCCAGGGCCCACGCCGCGCAGGCAAAGCAGCTCATGGCCGTGGCACCGGCGGCCCAACCCGCCGTCGATGCCGCGAAAGGGCTTGCCAGCATCCCCCCGGATGGTGGTAACTCCTTACTCGGACAGATTCTTGGCGGCGGCAAGGCCCCACAGGGAGGCCAGCCGGCGGCTCCGGGACAGTGAGGTCGGAATGGCTGACGCGCCGATGTTCAAACTATGTGAGCATGTGAACTGATGGCGGCCACGTAGGATGAAATTCGAGAGGTTCCGATGATCAAATTGCTGTGCAGCAGAGTGACAAAAACCGGTCGGCGGCTTGGGCCGTCGCACGATGTCGTCGTCACGTTCACCGACCTGGGCGATTTCATGCCGATGTTCATCGACGGAAAGACCGTTGACGCGCTGACCAGCAAGATGGAATTTGATGGCCGGACGATCTACTCGCAAATCAATCTTGCGAATGCAAGGGGCACCCAAGACGCTCGCAAGAAATGGGACACTGAAGTGCTGCTGCGGGAGGGGATTGATATGACTGAATACCGACTGGCTGAGTACAGCGACGGATGGACTCTCGGTCTCGTTGATCGCGTACCGTTTATTGTTCGTGCCCGCTCGGTTTTGCGCCGCATTGCTTCCGTATTGGCTGCATAGCAATGGCCACCCTCCAGGAGATTGAAATTTTAGATCGCCTCAAGAGCAGCCTCCGCGAAGCCGCCGATCAAGCGGACCGTCTGGCGAAAGGCGAGCGCGGGCGTTTGTATCCGCAGTTCCGCGAGAACATGAAACTGATCTGGGGCTGCTGTCGTCAGATGACGCAGTGGCGCTTCGATTCGCGCTGGGGCGTCTTCGGCAACAAGGTCAAGGACTGTCAGGAACGCTGCCGGAGATGGCTGGTCGAAAAGCATGGGCCGGCGATGTACAAGAAACTTGCCGAACAGTTGCGATTCGCGCTGAAACAGGCAACCGACCTTGAGACGATGCGAACCGGCAAACGTGGCGCCATCACGCCACGCATACTGACGCCGGACACCCGCACGCAGGGGCGGCAGATACTTGTCCCGCCAGGCTTCAAGGACATCAGGGAGACCGTGCATTGACGCTCGCAAAGGCATTTGCGCTTTTCCGGAGCAAGGTTTCGGCAGAAGCGAAGAATTCATCGGACGAGGAATGGGCGGAAGCTCTGGCGACGATTGCGGAATCCGCCCTGAACTCGCTGGAGCGCATCGCTGTCGCCTTGGTGAAGTTGCTCAGACAAATGAGCAGCCTCCCAAAATGGGTCAACAAGCCGATCTATCAGGCGCAGACCGTCCCGATCCTGCAAATCAATCTGGCCTCGATGTATGCGGCTTGCGGGATCGCGAATAGCATGGCTGCGTGTGCCATCGCGCGCGGGGTGCCGGAGAAGCCGCCGGCATGGGTGCGCTTCGACAGTTGGGCCGCGCTCTACGAAAATTCGACGCCCGACGAGTTCCAGGTGCTGCTCGGTGACATCCATCGCCGCTCCGTCGAATATGCCGAGGAGCAGCGGAAGCGCGCCAGGGCGCTGAAGAACTGCAGGCATCGCTGGTCGATCACGCACGGCGTCGCGACGAAGGCTTGCATGGATTGCGGACGCGTCGAGCCGGTCGTGCCGGAACGAAAACTGGAACTTGCCCAGGATGCCGTGTGAGCAGGTCAGATTTGAGAATGGCGTATCCGCCATCATCTGCACGAAGCGGAAGCGCAAGAAGTGTGCGTTCTGCGAGCGATGGGCGACGCGGCTCTGCGCCTTTCCTCATTCGTTGCGGAAAAGCGGGACATGCGACAAGCCGCTCTGCGATCGTCATGCGCGGTCGATTCTGGACGCCGATTACTGCCATGACCATCCGAAACTCCCGGTTCACCAACTGGCGCTTGCCCTGTGATGCCTCCTGAGCCCTTCATCTCGCCGGCCAACGAATACGAGGACGCGCCCTCCGAGGACGAAATCGCGGCAACGGCCGCACTCGACGACACGGAAGCCGCCGCATCCCCCGAGGACATGGCGCGGCGCAATCGGCGGATCAAGCTGCAGGTCGAGCGTGTCCAGCGGGCGTGGAAGGACATGATGGCGACGCCGCATGGCCGCGAGGCGGTCTGGGAACTTTTGAACGATTGCGGAATCACGCAGATGCGCATCGCGAAGAGCCCGTTCGGATTTCCGGACACCAACGAGACATTTTTCGAGGCCGGAAAGCATGCCGTCGGCGAGGCGCTTTCACAGAAGCTGCAAATCATCGACTATGAGTCTCACCGCGCGATGATGCTGGAACATCACCCGGCGTTCGCGCCGCCGAGGAAAACGAAGAGGGCAAAACCGCAATGAGCGAGCCACACGATCCCGCCGTAGAGGCCCAGCCGTCAGTTCCGGATGCCAGCGCCGCGCCGGCGGCCGCCGAATCGGTCACAGCGGCCCCGGAGACAGCCCAGCAGCCCGCACAGACCCCGGAACCGGCGCCCGAAGGTGCCAAACCGGAAGGCGAGAAGCCTGCCGAGCCGCGACCCCATTTCGACGAGCCGTCCCTGCTCGAATCCGGTAAGAAGCCGGACGAAAAGGCGGTCGAGAAGTCGGTCGATAAAAAGCCTGACGAAGCGGCAAAGCCCGACGGACAGCAGCGTGAGCAACCCCAGGCAGAGCCGTTCAAATTCGATGCCTACGTGCTGCCGGAGGGCTTCAAGGCCGATGACGCCTTGATCGGACGCTTCAACGAGACGCTGACAAAGGCGGACCTGAATCCGCAGGCCCGCGGACAGGAACTGCTCAACATGCACGCCGAGGCCATGACGCGCTATTCCGAGCAGGTCGCCGAGCAGCAGATGAAGCTTTTCTCCGATACCCGGCGCAGCTGGCGCGATCAGATCAAGGCTGACCTCGAAATGGGCGGCCCGTCCTACAATTCTACGCTGAAAGATGCGGCGGAAATGCGCGACCTCTTCGTCTCTCCGGCTCATATGCAGGAATTTGACGAGTTCTGCCGCTTCACCGGCGCCGGGGATCATCCGGCCTTTACGCGGCTCATGCGTGCCATCGCGCGCCGCTTCAAAGAGCCGGGACCCAAGACGCCGGCCTTCACCCCCCCATCGGACATCGGCCAGAAGCCTGCCGGGCGCGCGGGGGCCAGACAGCAGACGCTTTACGAGCACCCACGGTCACAGGAAGCCCGCGACCAGCAGCGGAAATAGGCTTTACACGCGAAGGCCGCTTAGCTATTTTCCGAATAGAGCGGTGGAGCAGTGGTAGCTCGTCAGCCTCATAAGCTGAAGGTCGCCGATTCGAATTCGGCCCGCTCCAATTACGGGCGATTATGTCTTTGACAAAGGTATCCGCAATGGATAGAGATGGCGCCGACAGGCCGACGCTAGAAATCACTCCGTCGATGGCGGCGGCTGGCGCTGACGCCATCGACGGTGGCTTCGACATAGACGGGGAACAGAATTACCCTTCCCGGGCGGAATGGGCTTCCGACATATTCCGCGCCATGTGGGCCGCTAAGGCAAAAGACGGTCCCGCGTGACGATCTTCCCGAGATGTTCGAGCGTTCCGGGCTTCTTAGGCTTCAGAATGTCAGACTTCAGGCAACTCGCGATGTAAAGGCACGTCTCGATGTAGCGAACACGCGGCTTTGCCAAGTCACGCCCGGCAGTCTCCATCAAAGTCATCCAGTCTGCCATCTGGAGGAGCCCGCAAGCATTCTCGACGGCTTCTGTGGCAAAACCAACGTACCTCACAGAGTGAGCGAAGACATTCCGGATTTCTCGTATGCGGTTTAGGTCCGCGAGGGTCTTGGGTCCGAAGATTCCCAAGGCGTCCGCGAGCTTGATCCGGGCCGAAAAATCGGCAATCGGTCCATTGCAGTCATAGCGGAAAAGCCTTGATCTTTCGTCCCCGGACAGAGGCCGCAAATGCGCCAATATTGAAACCTCAAGAGCCTTTTCGAGGAGTGATGCCCCGATCATTGCTATGGCATGGTCCGAAAAATCGTTATGCTCAGGCTCAAGGTGTCGGAGCGTAAGGCGGATAATCTCATCGCTTGGGATTTCGGCCGCTAGATCACGGAGGCGTTTTGATGTCGCAGAAGCCATCAGAAACCTATTCCGACGCGGAAGCCACCCAGCGCATGAATGAGGCGGTCCGGCGCGCCCTGAACACCCCACACAAGCCCCATGCGCCCCTGAAGGCTAAGCCGAAACCAGAGCCGGCAAAAGCCGCCACGAAGCGGGCTCGCAAGCCAGCCTGATTCGCGATAGCCTTACCCGACCACCCGGGGGAGAAAATGCGCGTTTCTATCGCCGCTGCCGCCGCCGCACTTCTGTTCGGGACGCCCGCTTGCGCGCAAGGCTGGACAGGCAATGATCTTTTGACCATGTGCCAAGACACGAACCCCCAAAACCCGACGATATCCAAGGGTATGTGTCTAGGCTACGTCACCGGCGCCTACGAAACGTATTCTGAAACGCTGCCTCAGATAGCCTGCACCGGAAACGGCGTGACTGGCCAACAGTTGATGGACATCGTCGTCAAATTTCTTCTGCTCAACCCAGAAAAGAGGAATAAGGGGGCCGCGCTGTTGGTGGGCGCCGCATTAGCCGATGCATTCCCATGCCAAAATTCGAAATTGCAGTAGGCGAGCAACGGAAATAATGTAGAGTCGGAAACGGCGCAGGCTGGCACCTGCGCCGCCGAAAGTCGATCGCGAACCGCCAGGCCCGCGCGAATCGTATACGCGCGAGGCTTTCGAATGTCTAGTTCGCTGGACCGTCCCGAGTCCCAAAAAGAATCAGGTCTACCGCTAGCTGTAAATCCGTTATCAGTTCTTGTGCTTGCTCGACGGTCATGGCCACTTGTGCAATGTCTGGAGATTTTTCAGGTCCATCCGGATTGTGTGCGAGTTCAAGGCGCAGACCAATTCCCGTCTGGTGCAATTGTGCGGTCTGATACTGGCGGAGTGGCGTAAGCCATATGTTTCCTTGGCTATTTTTGTCCCAATCGTTGAGCATAAGAACTCCTTGGTCTTTGGCGATTCCAAGGATAGCTGGAAAGGGGAACCGGAGTCAGTCCGGCTCCCCGTCCAGTAGCGCCAAAATCAGGCGCAGTCGCTTCCGGCCTTCGCGGAAGCCGCGCGTCTCTTTTTCAATGAGGTTGCCGGTATGTCAGGCGCTTGCCGACTGCCCCTTTGACGGCGCGCTCTGTCCGCATCGTGTCATCGATCCCGAACCGGACGCGGTTGCTCATGCGGAAGTCGAATTCGGCCAGATAGCGCGGTAAATGCTGCGCCGACATGTGCTGGTAGGTGCCCACAAGCCCGCGCTTGAAGATCGAAAAATAGCCTTCCGCCGAATTCGTATAGACGCGCGTGCCGTCTTCCGCCGTCTTGGCGAATTCCTTGTAATGATCGACAACTTCATGCTTCGTGGCGATGAACGGCACGCGGTAGGCGTGGTAGCCATCCGTGTGCAGGAAACTGGCCGGGTCAAGATGCTCTTTCACGATCTTGCGGATTTCCGGCACGATGGACCCTTCCGCGCCGGTCAGACGGCGCGAGCGGACGCGCCCGCCACGCTCGACCAGCGACACGAATTTCAGGTTCTTGGTCTTGCGCGGGCGCGACTTAGGCGACTTGCCAATTTCCGTCTCGTCCACTTCCACAATCGTTTCGGGACCGCCAAGAGGTGCGGGATCGGCTGGCGTCATGGCAGCACGAATTCGGTGGGCCATGAACCACGCGGCCTTGTACGTGATACCAAGCGAGCGGTGCAGTTGGTGGGCCGAGATGCCTTTCTTGCTGCTGGCCATAAGCCGGAACGCCAGCGCCCATTTCGTAAGCGGGAGGTGGCTGCTTTCCATGACCGTGCCTGTCGTGACCGTGAACTGGCCTTCGCAAGCGTTGCAGTGGACAAGCCCGGGGCGGTGCGCTTTGCCGTTCAGCCGGTAAACCCGTTCCGTCTCGCCGCAATGCGGGCAGACCGGACCATTCGGCCAGTGCTGTTCCTCAAAATATGCGCGGGCCTTGGCTTCGTCGGTAAAGATCGGGTCGTTCAGCAAAATCGCGGTCATGGCGGCAACTCTCAATTTCTGCCGCTAATCTAGAGGTCGCGCGTACCTTTGTCAAGGATATAATCGCCCTCCAATTCCGCCATAGCGGCGAGCGCTACCGCGCCACCCTGATCGTGCCGTTTTCGCGGTCCAGAACACGCACCGCCGACCTGTCGTTGCGGTGCGTCATCCAGTCGTCCAGTGCCCGCCGCAGCATGTCCGGGAAACTGATTCCCAATATCTTCGCCTCGGCGGTCAAGGCGTTCACGACTCGGCCCGTGAGGGCGACGGAAAGTTTGATTTTCTGCTCTCGTTCTTCGCTCAAGCGGTGCCCTGTGGGTGCCAAGAAGCGGCGGAATGTGGGTGAAATCGCACCCGTTTGGATGCCGAATCACTCCCAACGGCAACTTTCTATTGCAGAAAGGATCGGTCCGGCAAGAGCTTGAGCCCGGCAGTCGAATTTTCCGGGTCAGGAGCTATAACATGGCAACCGGGCAGTGGCCAAACATCATGGACGTGGCCAATCGGCTCGATCCGCACGGAAAAATAGATTACATCGCTGAGATGCTCTCGCAGTGCAACGATCTGCCGGACGATGTTCCGTGGATCGAGGCCAACGAGTTCGAGGGACATAGCTTCACCTTCCGGACATCGATTCCCGCTGGTTCGTGGCGCGGCGTCAACATGGGCGTCCCTTACAGCAAGTCCACGACCGCAAAGGCGCATATCGGGCTGGCATCGCTGGAGGACTACAGCCAGATCGATCGTCGCCTTGCCGAGGCATCCGGGGACATCGATGGCTATCGGGAGACCGAGGACTCCGCCTTCCTCGAAGGCATGGGGCAGACTTGGTCGCAGACCATGTTCTACGGGAACACGGTCGCCAATCCTCTGCAATTCATGGGGCTTTCCGGCTTCTACAACACGGTTTCGACGGCATCCGCCCAGAATGCCGCGAACGTCTTCGACGGCGGCGGCACAGGGTCTTCAAATGCGTCGCTCTGGCTGCCGTGCTGGGGCACCCGAACGATTTTCTGCGTCTATCCGCGCGGTTCCAAGGGCGGGCTCGCGATGGAGGACAAGGCCGATACGGTTCCGGGATTCGACAATCTCGGCAACCGCTTCGAGGCCTACACGAGCTGGTTCCGGCAGCAGGGCGGTCTCTGCCCGATGGACTGGCGAAATTGCGCCCGCATCGCGAACATCGATGTCACGGCCAACGGCCTCGCTGGCAGCAATGCGCTCGACATCTTCCAGGCCCTCGCGGAAATCATGTATTTCCCGCCGGCGCTGGGCAAGCGGCAAAGCGGAATTACGCGCACCGACGCGCCCGAGGATTCAAACCCCGGCATCCGATCGGTCATCTACACCAACCGCACGGTACGGCACTGGGCGGACGTCCAGATGATCCGCAACCGCAACGTCTGGCTGCGCGTCGACGACTACGCCGGGCGCCCCTGCGACGGCTTCCGCGACACCCCGTGGAAAATCGTCGACCAGCTGCTCAACACGGAAGCGAGGGTTGTGTAATGCTCTATGACAGCCAATTCGCTTTCGTTCCCTACGGCGCTCCGCTGTCCTGCGTGGGGGCCGGGGGCGCCAGCTTCGCCTCGACCGTCATCGACCTTCTGGGCGAGGGTGTCGGTGTGGCGCCCGAAAGCATTATCGGCTCGGAAACGGCGCTGTTCGGCACCGATCTGGGTAACGCGAGTTCCGGAATCGCGGTGCCGAAGCTGATGATGGCGACGGGCGCCGCCTTCGTGACGGCCAATGCCTGCACGCTGAGCGTCGCCTTTGAACTCGCCCCGGATACCGGCGCGGCAGGCAACTACCAGCCCGGCGCCTGGCAGGCCGTGCTTAACCAGGACAACCTCACCGCGGCTCAGCTTGCCGCGGGAACGGTCTTCGGCCGCTTCGACTGGCCGCCGGTATTCCCGGCCTCGTTGCGGCCGCGCTTCAGCCGCCTGCTGTTCACGACGCCGGCCGGTCTCAGCTTCACGGCGGGGACGGTGGCTTACGCTTTCGTCACCACGGCGCGCGACGATCAGGCCAACCGGCAGGCAGCCAGAAACTACACCGTGGCATGATGGAAAACATGGAAAACACCGAGTCGGCCGACGTGACCAACGACGCACGGATGCCTGCGCCGAAGAAGCCTGCAAAGCGTGGCCGAGGCCGCCCCCGCAAGGTGATGACGCCGCGCGCCGAAGCCAAGGCCATCACGGAGACCCCGGAGTTCCGCAAGGCGCTTCAGGACGCCGTCTCCGAGGTCACGAGGGAGCTGGTCGAAAAGCTGGCGAATGCCCGCAGCGATGCCGGGACCGACGCGGCACCATCCGCGGACGCCGCACTCATCAAGTCGCTGGCGACCACGCTGTTCGAGATGTCCGATCAGGGCACCAACCGGGCGCCGCGCGTCGACCCCGACGAACTGGCGGCACGTCAGGCAGCGCGCGCGAAAATGGAAGATGTCCTCATCCAGGCAGCCGCCGAAGGCCGCGTGGTAAGCTATCAGTTGACCCGCACCGTTTTTCTCGACGAGCAGATCGTTGAGCCGACCCGCCGGGACCCCCAGAGCAAGGCGCTTTGCACGCAGGATGTCGATTGGATCGGCGTCCCCGACGAGTCGATGGTCCCGCTGAACGAAACCGCGCGCGAAGTCCACGCCCTTTTCATGCGGTCCATCGGCGGCAAGACCAAGGAAGCCAAGGTTCCTTTCAAGCATGCCCGCGACAATCCGAGGCTGCGCATCCATGGGCAGGAGCAGTCGCAGCCGGTTCGCGATGTCGCCGCGCCGCTCGCCAGCGGTGGCTTGCGGGTCCACAATCCCGGGGCTCAGGGGCAGATCAAAGACGTCCGCGTTTTGGGGACTCTCTCCGAGCCCGCGCGGCAACTGGCGGCGTAGGTCATGGGGCGCCGCGATTTCGCATGCGCGCGCCTGCTCGCGAGGGTCGCCTAAATGGGAATCCCCGCTCCAAACGGCGGAACGCCCAACAGTCTGCCGGCAAATGACCAGGCAAACTCCGGGATCATCGGCAGATTCACAGGCGTCGGTCCGAGCCCAGCGTATGCTTTCTGGGGCGCCTTCAACGTGGCGCTCTGGGGTTCCGCGGTCACCACGCTTACGACGGTCGCCGGGAGTCTCGCCGCCACGGTCGCTTCAGCAACAGGGCTTGCCGTCGGCGACGCGATCAACAGCAAGAATGTTCCGGCAGGCACCACAATCGGCGTCCTCGCCGGGACCAATGTCACACTGGCGCTGCCGCCGGGGGCAACGGACGCTCAAATCCTTGGCGGCGCCGATGCCGCGGCCAGCTTCGGAAACGTGCCATATGTCGGCTCGGTGCAACTGGAACGCAGCTTTGACGGCGGTTCCACATTCATCGTCTGCGGTGTCGGCGGTTCCGGTCAGCAGGCCATTTATGCCGGCGGGACGGCGGTGTCGATCGTGGTAACCGAGCCCGAGCGTGGAGTCCTTTACAGGCTGAACTGCACGGCCTACACGGCGGCGGTTCCAATCAATTATCGGATGTCGGCGTCGGGCCAGGCCGCCATGGCCTGGGGCGTGCCGGGAGCATAGAGGGAAACATGGTAGCGACACCCGCGGTACCCGGCGCACTGAACGTCACTCCGGTCGGCAACGAAATCGTTGCGCTGGCCGGCGCAGGGCCGACATGGCAGCAATGCACGGTTGCTCAGATCGCGGGCGGCGGCTCGGCGTGGCAGGGTACGTTCGTCCTCAACGGGTCCACGGCCGTCGTGGTGCCAAACGTGAATGTGGACGCCAATTCCGTGGTCCTGATTTCGCTGAATACGCTCGGCGGCACGCAGGGCGCGGCGCCGACGGTGACCGCCAAAGCGGCCGGCGTCAGTTTCACCGTCGTCGGCACGGCGGGCGATACGAGCACCTACAATTACGTCATCCTCGGCTAAGGAGGCCGAACCATGAAGAAAATCCGCAGCATTGCACTGGGTCTGGCGCTTGCCGGTGCCGCGATATTCGCAGCGGCGCAGACCGTTGCCCCGCAGGTCTCGACCATCAATCCCGGCGACCTGTTTCAGGATGTCGTCAATGGGCAGCCCCAAGCCGGGAATCAGTACGCGCCGGCATCGCTGTTCAGTGCCACATTCGGCAACGGTTCCCCGAGCCGCGGCAATGCGCTGATCGGCGGCGATGCCACCACAAATCTGTGGCAGCGCAGCACGGCGGGGACCACCGAAACCACGACGGTCGCCTATGGCAGCGCGGATCGCTGGCCCTATTGGAGCGGCACCTCGACCGCCATGAAGGTGATCCGGGACTCCACGGCGGCAGATCTCCCGGCAGGTTACGAATACGCCTTCAAGATGCAGCGCACGGCCTCGCAGACCGGTGTCGTGCAGATGTGCATGGCGCAGGAGGTCGCGAGCGTCAATTCCTACCAGTTCCAGGGCCAGACCGCCGAACTCGATTTCCATGCCTATCTCGGCGCGACCTATAGCGGCGGCTCGAGCCTGACCGCCTATATCGTCTACGGTACCGGTGTCGATGAGGGCACCACCGACCTTGCCTATGGCATCAATGCCGGCGGCGGCGGCTCGGTTGGCTGGACCGGGCAGGCGAATGCCACGGCTGCCGTCATTCCGCTTTCGACTGTCAGCACCGGAGGCCGCTACGCCGCCATCGGCTCGATCCCGGCCACGGCCACGGAAGTCGGCGTCGCGATCTGTTACACGCCGACCGGCACCGCCGGCTCGACCGATTACGTCGCGCTTGCCGGTATCCAGCTGGTCCGCAACCCCGCCAACACCAGCTTCGTCAACACCGGCGTCGGGTATCAGTCCGGGGTCACGCCGAATCTCACGCTGGCCGCGTTCGAACGGCGCCCCGCCGCGCAGGAAGCCTACTATCAGTACACCTATTACCAGCAGTGGGCCGACAGTCTTGCCGCTACTTTCGTGCTGCCGGAAACCTGCACGGAAACGACATCCGGCTCGACCGCGACATGCCTGTTCGCCTTCCCCGTGGCGCTGCGGACCACGCCGACTGTGGCCGTTGCGACTGCCACTTCGTTCGGCATGACCAAGGTTGCCGATGGGACCGCGGAAGCCTGCACGACCTTTGCCGTGATTTCGTCCACCGCGACGCCGAATAATTTCAAGGCGACCTGCGCGGTATCCGAGACCGCGGCTGTCGGGACCATGCACATCGGCCTTTACGCCAACACGGGAGCCGCGAATACCCTGACGGTGAGCAGCGAACTGTAATGCCCTGGGGATCTGGCAAGGAGTTCGCCGGGCGGCACAACTCCAAGCTCCATGGAAAAGCGGCTCGCGGCACCAAGGATGTCGCCAATAAGCTGCTTTCCGAGGGCAAGCCGGAAGGTCAGGCGATCCGGGAGGCGAATGCGGTCGGCGACCGTCTCATGGGCAGGAATAAGCCCAAGGAACGGACCCAGCGGCAGAAGATGCTCTACGACCGGCTGAGGCGATGAGCCGACCCGGCATCATGGATTTGGCGCAGAGGAGCGCGGGCGTGGCCGAGAAGCGCAAGAAAGGGTGGATACCGAAGTCCCGTTTTCATCCCGGGGGTGAAAAAGGCAAGCTGCATCGCGAGCTCGGAATCTCGACCGATTCCAAGATACCGGCATCGCGCCTTGCGGCGGCGACTCGCTCGCGCGATCCTGAAATCCGCCGCGACGCGATTCGTGCCAAAACGATGTCGAAGTGGCACCACGGCGGCAAAGGCGACAAGCGGACATCTCGGCAGCGCGCGATGTACGACGGCAAGGAGTGAGACCGATGGCGAAAGAGTCCGAAAAGAAGAAGCCTGAGCCGAAGGAAGAAAAGCGCGAGGAGAGCAAGCCCCGCGAGGCCGGGCACACCGCCGAGAGTCGCCGGAAGGCCATCTACAGTCATCCCCGCAGCGAGAAGCGCCGCGTGGAAGAGCATGAGGACGAAGAGGGCGGCGAAGGCGAGCGCGACGGCGCCATGGGCGAGCGCCACGGCGAGGCCCGCATGGAGATGGCAAAGCGGCACGAGAAGGAACGCATGGAACTCCATGGCGCCCATCGCGACGAGCACCGTAAAATGGCCGACCGCCATGCCGAGGAACATGAGGGCGTCGAGGGCCGGCACGAGATGGTCGCCCTGCACCGCCGTCAGGAGCAGGAACACCGCGCCATGCACCACCGCCATCACGCCGCGCACCGCGATATGATGGCGAGGCACGAGCAGGACTTAAACGGCCTCAACACGGCGCAGGAAGGCGAAATGCCGGAGACCGGCGAGCAGCCGGCCCCGGGCGCCCAACAGGAACAGGCGGCAGCGCCAGCCCCGGCGGCGGCCTAAAGGAGCGAACATGGCAGAGAATGATGCGGCCGCAGGCGCGGCAGATGTCACCGCAGCCGAGAATTTTGCTGCGGTGCGGACCGATATCGTCGCGCTGAAGACCGACCTTGAGGCGCTGGAGGATCGTGTCGCCAAGCTGGAGCAGGCACCGAAGGCGGCGTCAGGGTCGAATGGCACCGCTGTCGGCGGCATCGTCACCTACACCGGCGACGAATCGAACGGCGGCACCAGCCATCCCGCGATGGTCACAGGCGTCGACGACAAGGGGAATGCCAATCTGATCGTTTTCTTCGATGGTTCGCCGCCTGGCGTCCGCAAGGGCGTCGCGCGGAAGAACGATCATGGCGACCAGACCAGTTATTGGTCCGCGGGCTGATTCGCCGTGGGCTGGAGCCGCCTTGTATCGGTCGAATTGACGGACGAGGAAAAGCTCGACGCCAATCTTCCGCCGGCGCTCGCGGATATGCCCGACTATCCTTACGGGCTCCGCATCTCGCTTGACCAGCGCACGCTCGCCAAGCTCGAGCTTGAGCCTGATTGCGAGGTCGGCGACTACCTCGACATGCGCTGCTTCGGCCGCGTGATGTCGGTCTCGATCAATGACCATCCCGATGGCAAGAGATGCTGCGTCGAAATCCAGATAGAGCAGATCGCCATCGAGAATGAATCCGACGAAGAGCCGGAGCCAACCTACCGCAGGGAGTAATCGCATGTTTCGCAAGGGCGGCACGCTGGCAATGGGCGGCATCGTGGCCGCCTTTCTCGCATTTTGCGGTGTCGCTTTCGGCCAGGGTGCGATTCTTCAGGGCGGCCCGGTCACGGCTTCTCACCCCGTTGTTTGGTATTATAGCGGTCTTGTCGGAGATCCAGGCAACGCCGCCGGCTTCGGCCCCAACGGCGTCGCCGGCGTCGGCATCTCCGAGCTTCTGCTGGTCCACCAGGGCACCGGGACGCCGCCCTATGCCAATGTCGGCACCGGCCCGATGTACGCGACGAATTGCGGCTATGACGGCCCGGTCAGCAGCGGCAGCGGCTATCACTACCTCTGCCTCGATCCGAATGCGAACGGCGGCGGCCTCATTGAATACGGCTACTCACCCCCGGCTACGCCGCTTCCCCTGAACCTGTGCGTCAATGGGAGTTGCACGGTTCTCCCGCAATCCGGTGGCAGCGGCTCGACCCCGGCTACACGCCAGATCACGACCGGGAACGTCGACACCGCCACGACGACCGACAATCAGATCCAGTGGGCCAGCGCATCCCCCGGCTTCAAGATCGAAAATCTGTACGGATGCGGGCCGACCACGAAGGGTTTGTGGCTCAACGTCTCGGACGAAGAAGGCACCGCAGCGCTCTATCCGATCATGCTGGTTGCCGGGGCCGGAAATACAGTCGCGGGCACCTCGACGGCCATGATCGCGACTACGCTGGCTGGAACTCGAATTTCCTGCGACGGAATCTCGAACTGGACGGCCTCCCCGGTCAATCCGAACACGATGACGGAGTGGATCAACCCGGTTTCGCAATACGGCGCGATCGGCGACGAAGATGATTCCTACCATTGCTCGTGGACTTCGCAGCTTACCTGTCCGGGCAAGAACATCGCGTATTTCACCGGCACCAAGATCGTGGACATCGGCTATGCCGGCCCGGGCTACGGCGCCTATGTCGGCACCGCAACATGGAACAGCCAGCACGTTCTCAATCTGAGCCCGACCCCGACGACGGCGGGACCACTCATCCACGTCACCGCGATCGGGCTCACCACGGCAACGGGCATCGGTTATCTGGTCGGCGATGAAGTCGGCATGGACTGCGGTTCCGGCTGCACGCAATTTAATCAGTCCACCGGCTATGTCAGCGAGATCGGGTTTTACAACGACAACGCATCGGGACATCTGCCGACCGTCGCTGCGGCGGGCACGGGAGGGGTGGACAATGCCAGTTGCACCGTCATTGCGAACGGTAACGGCACTTCGGCTGACGGCTACGCGCTCCAAGGAAATTACATTCAAGTCAACGTCGTCCTAAATTCCTCCGGCAATCTCGGCAGTGGTGCCACGATCAGTTCCTACGCCAATGCGAGCACTCTCTATACCGCGAACATGGCCTCTCCCGCTGACGAGCCGGTCAGTGCCGGAACCTGCACCGGCCTGACCGGGGCCGCGCTGAATTTCGAGCCCTCGGGAATTCCGGTCACCTTCGCCTTCAATATCAAGGCCAACGACATCACGACCGGATTCTATTCGGCGATCGGATGCGCGAGCACGGCGACGGCGCTCGATACGCTATCCGGCGCCGGTTCCGGTGCGACAGCGGAATGCAACGCCGCGACTTCGGACGCCCGCTGGTGCACCGACAACACGACGGCGTTCGCGAATGTCATCGCCGCGGCCAACAATCAGTCCGCGCTGAATCGTCCCTTCCGGGTCCACACCCCGGCCGGCGGTTACTGCCTGAAGCCGACGCTTACCCCGATCAACGGCTACGGCAATTTCGAGGGCGAAGGTCACAACCACACCGTATTTTTCCTGATCGCAAACACGGCCGGAGACTGGCCGGCCACGCTCGATTCGAATCAGAACGGCTCCCTGCAAAATCAGGGCGGCACCATGACCTATGGCGACGAAGTCAACCCGAACCGCGGCGGCGAGCATTTCGGCGGGTACACCGTCATCGGCGACTGGTCCAGCGCGGCGACGCAAAACGCTCTGATGAACTACGGCCCGACTGACTGGATGCACGTTTATGACTACGAGGCGTATTACGTGCATGGGCGTTGCTGGGGCGTCGGGGCAGATGGCCCGTACCCGACCGGCAAAGGCAGCGTCCGTGAAAGCGACGCTCAGGATGTCCGCTTCGAGGACTGCGGCGCGCCCGGAATCCCGCCGCTCGATATCGTGAGCCTGGGCCAGATCTACGGCCCCAACAATCTGCACTTCCGCAATGTCCGCGTCTTCGATCCCCACGGCCCCGGGCAGGCATATCGTTCCTGCGGCAACAGTGACCCGGCGCATATCATCACGTGGGACGATTCCCACATCGAACTGTCCTCCATGAGCGGGACATCGCTGGTCGCGGACGGTCTGCAGCTTGGCGACGCGAATTGCCCCAACGAGTCTTTTCCGGCGGTCGGCGGCGGCTCCTACACGCCGTCGAGCTCTCCGAGTCCCGGCATCGCCAGCTTCATCGGCGCCGGCGATACTTTCAGCAACATACCTGCTGGTTACGGCGCTACGGCGGGCACCACGGCGGCCGTCCATGTCTACAAGGGAGCCAACAATTCCAATATCATACTTTCCGGAACCATTGGCGCCGCAGGCGGAGCGGCCGGAGGCGGCGTCTATTTCGATGGCGGCAACAAGAGCACGTTCAGGTTCCAGTCCAACGGCGCCAGCGATTATCAATGGAGGGCCGGGACATCGCTGAGTTCGACCAATGTCGGCCCCGGCGTCACATATGATTGCGGCTATCTGGGCTGCCCGCTGTCGCAGCTCGTCGAAACCGACGCGCAGCCCGGAGGCGCCAATCCACTGTCATTTCCAATGTACAGCAATGCCCTGAACCATCCCCTTGGCCTGATGTGGTCGCAGACGGTCGGTGTCGCCAACGCGACGAGTGGCGGCCAGACGATGTTTGGCACCGGGATCGGTTCGAGGGGGTTCGGACCCAATTACCCGGTTGTCGGCACCCTGTTCGAGACCAAGGCGTTCGGGACCTATTCGACAGCCGCATCGCCGGGGACCACAACCTTCGCCGTCAGTCTCGGCGGGACGACGTTGCTGAACTGGCCCACCCTGGCGCTGGGCAATTCGCAGACCACGGTGCCGTGGTCTCTCTACGCGACCTGCACGTTCACGGCTGTCGGCATCGCGGCCACCGCAAATTGCTGGGGCACCGTCAGCGCGTCTGGTGCCGCGACGGTGCCGTTCTTCGAGGCCGCATCCGTGACCGGTCTCAATACGACCACGATCATCGGCGCCACTCTTAACCTGAAAACGACATGGAACGCCTACGCGAGCGGGGATACCATCATCTGGAATAATGGCGGCATCTGGGTGCCGAATTAAATGCTCGGCGAAACGCCTCTCACGCTCGTTAATCGGGCCATCCAACTCTTTGGTGACGACCAGCCGCCGGTCACGGGCACCTACCCGGATTTCGACAGCAGCCCGGCGGGCGTTGCCGCTGCGCAACTCTATTTGCCCTGCGTGCAGACCGTGGCGAAGCGGTGGGGCTGGGATTACGCCCGCAGCGTCGTTGCCCTCGTCCTGACCGGCAACACGGCCCCCTACGGCATCGCCTACGAATATGCCTACCCCACGAACGGCATCGAAATCGGCGACCTTTTCCCTGCCGCGCCGGACCCCAATAATCCGCTGCCGGTGAATCACACGGTCGGCAACGTGATGGTCGCGGGGGTCCCGACCAAGGTGATCTGGACCAATCTGCAGAACGCGAACGCATCCATGACCGCGCAGCCGCCGCCCGCGCTGTGGGATGCAGACTTTGCCGAATCAGTGGTACGGTTGCTGGCATCGGAGATGGCTATGGCGATCGCAGGGCGTCCGCAGACCGGTTCGCAGCTCATCGGAGAAGCCGACAGCTTTGCCACGGCGGCGGAGGGCAGACCTGGATGAGCGCGGCATCTGGCGACCTTTTCATGGGCCGCGCGGCCATCGTCTCTGGTGACGGCAAATACCGCTACCTTCTGCATCGTGTATGGGACGCCGGCAAGCCGCGCGCGCTATTCGTCATGCTCAATCCGTCCACAGCGGACGCCGAGATTGATGATCCGACGATTCGGTCCTGCATTCGGCTATCGAAATCTTGGGGTTACGGCAGTTTCGAGGTCGTGAATCTCTATGCCTTTCGCGCGACAGACCCGCGCGCCCTTGCGCGGGAACCGTTTCCGGTGGGGCCAGACAACAGTGGGGCGCAGGATGCCGCCATCGAGCGCTGCGATGTTGTTATTTGCGCATGGGGCGCGCATGAAATAGACACGGCGTTGGCGCGCGACCTCTACGACCGCGCCACTCTCCACCACCCCGTTTGTTATTGTCTCGGAACAACCAAATCTGGCGCCCCAAAGCATCCGCTCTATATTGCGACAGGGGCTCCATTGGTGGAGTATCGGGCATGACCAGCGTTTTTGCCACGGCGGCGGAGGGCAGGCCGGGATGAGCAATCTTCGCCTCGTGCACGGCGACTGCCGGCGCGCCATGCGCGGGCGCAAGTACGATCTGATCATTGCCGATCCGCCCTATGCCGTGACATCGCTGCGATGGGACAAATCTGTCGATGGCTGGCTGGAAATCGCCGCCGATACCTTGCGGCCAAGCGGCTCGCTGTGGCTGTTCGGCTCCATGCGCTCCCTGATGGCGTCAGCCGTCGAGGTCGCAAATGCCGGGCTGCGCTACGCCCAAGATATCGTTTGGGAAAAGCACAACGGAAGCGCATTTCACGCGGACAGGTTCAAGCGCGTTCACGAACATGTCGTACAGTTTTATCGCGCGGACTCACCGTGGGCTGGCGTTTGGAATGAGGTTCAGACCACGCCGGACGCAATGGCGCGCATCGTCAAACGGCGGAAGCGACAACCTTCGCACCTTGGCGAGATCAACGAGAATGGCTCGGGCTACGAGTCGATCGACGGTGGTCCGCGCATCATGCGGTCGGTTATCTATGTGCGGTCGTGCCACGGCCACGCAATCCATCCCACGGAGAAGCCTGTCGATCTTCTCGAAATCTTGATCCGGACATCGTGTCCGCCGGACGGTCTCGTCGGGGACTTCTTCGCGGGCTCCGCCGCGACAGCAGAAGCCTGCAGTCGCGCAGGGCGGCATTATCTCGGAGCCGAAATTGACGCGGACTACCATGGCGCCGCGATGGAGAGATTACGTTCGTCGCTATTTACCGGAGGCGCGGTGGCATGACCAGCGTTCTTCAGAGCCCGGAGGACATCTGCAACGCTGCCCTGGTCCGTCTCGGCTACAAGAAAACCATCGGCAATATCTACGAAGGTTCGATGGCCTCGCGGATATTTCTGCGCATCTACGGCCAGACCCGCGACGCCCAGCTGCGCGCCAGCGATTGGGGCTTCGCGGAAGGCATCGCGGCAGGTGTGGTGGCGGGGATCGCACCGTTCCCGTGGCTGTACCAGTATGCCTATCCCGGCGACTGCCTGAAGGTCCGCGACATCTTCAATCAGCAGTCCTATGCCGGGGATCAGAACAATCCGACGCCGAACGACTGGCGCACCGGCAACGCGCTTATCAACAACGTCAGTCAGGAAGTTGTCTGGGCCAATATCGTCAATGCCACGCTGGTCTACACGCGGCAGGTCACATCGCCCGCAGCATGGACAAGCGATTTCGCCGAAGGTCTCATCGCCGCACTTGCCCGGCGCGCGCTTCCTGCTTTTCAGGAGGCGCAACTGTTGCCACAAGCAGCAAAAGACGAAGAGACCATGATCCAGATCGCCGATGCGACGCAGGGGTAATTCGTGGCACCCCTTCAAACACCGGAGCAACTCTGCAACGCCGCTCTCGCGCGCATCGGCTACAAGGAGCGCATCGGGAACCTGTACGAGGGCTCGATGGCGTCCAAGGTCGCGCTGCAACTCTATGCGGAGACGCGCGACGAAAAGCTGGCATCGTTCGAGTGGGGATTTGCAGAACGTAATGCCCAACTCGCATTGCTGAAATCGGCTCCGGTCGGCGGTTACATTCCACCTGCGGTCTGGAACCCGGCACAGAACCCGCCGCTGGGATGGAGTTACGAATTTGCCTATCCGGGCGACTGTCTCAAGGTGCGCTCGCTGCGGGTGCAGCTATTCTTCACGCCAGACTACGATCCGAAACCCGTCGAGTTCCGCATCGTGCAGGACAACACGCTGGCGACACCCGCAAAGGTCATCCTCTGCAACATCAATCCGGCATTCGTGGTCTACACCGCGCAGGTCACAAATCCGCTGGCGTGGGAGCCGGGATTCGTCGAAACACTGATCGACGCGCTCTCCAAAACCTTCGCACCCGCGCTCGCGAGAGTCGATCAGGCCGGATTCGAGGCTGAGAAAGCCGGGGCCGCGATGGAAGGCGCAGAAGCCGGACAGGCGGAAGCGAGGCTGGGATGACGAAGCCGCTTGCTATTGACCTCTGCTGCGGCCTTTTTGGCTGGTCATCTGGCCTGGTCGCGGAAGGCTGGGAGGTAATTGGGGTTGACCTTGAAGACATGCACGCGAAATTTGGTATCCCGCGACCGCCGGAATACCGGTTGATTATCCAGGATATTCTCACGCTGCGCGGCTCGCAATTCAGGAACGCCGACCTGATCGTCGCATCACCGCCCTGTCAAAAATATTCGTGGATGGCGATGCCGTGGAAGCGCGCGAAGGCCGCAGCGGCGGCAATCCGTGCCGACGAAACAGGACAGATGCTGGCCGACCTGAACCGGCTCTTCGACGCCTGCTTCCGCATCCAAGCCGAAGCGTCGCTTGCCGCCGGTCGCCATATCCCCATGATTGTCGAGAATGTCAGAGGTGCGCAGCCGTGGGTCGGACGGGCTCGACATAACTTCGGATCGTTCTATTTGTGGGGCGATGTGCCAGCCCTCATGCCGAGAGCGGAGAGGGCGCAGAAGTTCAATCCTGACGGCACGGCTCACGGTCCCGGGTCGTGGTTTGCGATTGCCGATAGCAAAAATCGCGGCGCGAACGGTCAGAAGAATCCAGGGTTTCGGTTCGACGGCAGCGGGCGCAGTTTCCAAACCGAAAGCGTTGCGCGCCATTGCGGGACGAAAGTTCCGACGCAAAGTGCCGGGCGCAGTCCTGCGCCCGGCACTGGCGAGCGGTTCACGTCTCGGGACTGTGGCACGAAAAACGGGAACGATTGGTTTGGGGCGGGCGAGGATTGCAGCTTGCAGCGCCGTCAAGGATCGAAGTCAATTGGTCGAAAAGCGGCCAGCGCCATGATCGCGAAAATCCCGGAGCCATTGTCTCGTTACATCGCAACTACGTTCAAGCCGCGCGAGGCTGCATGAGCGGAACCCCGGCATCCTTGGTCAATAGAGCCCTCGATCAGCTCGGCAGACCGGAGCTTGCGCTCGGAGAATTGGAAGAGGGTACCGAAGGCGCCAAGCCTGCGCTTCGTGCCTATGGTCCAGCCGTGCGCCAGTTGCACCGCGTCGCGCATTGGGACTTCGCCCGGAAACAGGCACCCCTCCTCATGCTCGGCGATGCGACCGGGCAAACGCCGAATGTTGGCAAGAAAGTGTTGGCCCCATTTTGTTATGAGTACGCATTACCAATCGACTGCATGAAAATGCGTTTCGTGCCGTGGAACTCCAATCCGCAGCAACCAAACCCGCCGATCATGACGGGGCTCGGGCAGCAACCGCTCAATGCCGTCCGCCTGAGACCTGCCCCGTTCCTGCTGTCGCTCGATTATAATTATCCAGTCGAGACCGGGAACGCCATCGTTGCGCAAGGAATACCGGACTGGGCGAACTGCACCGGGACCGGGCCGCAGCAGCGCACCGTGATCCTGACGAATGTCCCGCCGCAGCCGCAGACCAATGCGCCCGTCGTCATGCCGTGTGCCGTCTACACATGCCTTGTCGTCTATCCGAGCCAGTGGGATTCGCTGTTCGAGCAGGCGCTTGTAAATTATCTGGTCCAGCTTCTCGCGATGGCTTTGGTCAAGGGCACGATTGCGGAGAAGCGGGCCGTCAGGGATGACGCAATCAAGATCGCGAAAGGGATGATCGAGGAAGCCCGCGCGACCAACGCAAATGAAAGCGGCTATCCCCAAACGACTTCGCATACGCCAGATTGGATCAGCGCCCGAAACCAAGGAGGAGGGAATTACGGCGGATGGGGGGGTAGCTACGACGGCTACAGCGGGCCGGGGATACTGTGGGGCGGCTATGATTCGGTGGCGTGGTCAGATGGAAGCGTGTATTGAGCACGCCTTTCATCCTGCCTTCATTCGCCGCCGGAGAACTCGCGCCGTCGATGTATGGCCGTGTCGATCTGGCGAAGTTTCATATAGGTCTGGCAACGGGCAGGAATGTGTTCGTCGGATTCCGCGGCGGCGTCTATTCCCGCGCCGGAACCGCTCTCTGCAACTACTCCAAGCAGACCGGGCGCAATGTTCCGCCGCGCACGGTCGCATTCCAGTTCTCCGCGCTTCAGGGCCTCTGCCTTGAGTTCGGCAATCTCTACATGCGCGTCTTCTCCAACGGGCAGGCCGTCACCGAGTCGCCCACGGACATCTCCGCGATCACGCAAGCCAATCCCGGCGTCGTCACGGACACCGGGCACGGTTATTCCAATGGCGACTGGGTTTATCTGTCAGGCATCGGCGGGATGACGGAATTGAACGGTCGCACGCTGGTCGTGGCCGGCGCGACCACAAACACGTTCACGCTCACCGATGTTTTCGACAACGCGATCGACACGACGGCATACGCCGCCTACACCAGCGGGGGTACCGCAGCGCGCATCTATACCCTGACGACGCCCTATTCCGAGGTCGATCTGCGCTGGCTGAAATTCACGGAGAGCGACGATGCCGTCACGATCTGCGGCTGGAATCAGGCGACGGGCGCCAATTACCCGCCCTACGCCCTGTCGAGGTCCGCTGACGATAGCTGGACGCTGACGGAACTGACATTCGGCTCCGTGATCGCGGCGCCGGCGACATGCACCGGAGCGGCCAGCAACATCTACGGCGGCAGCGGGTCACCTAACAACAAGCCGACCGATTATCAGTACGTCGCGACCGCCGTCGATTTCAATACCGGGCAGGAAAGTCAGGCATCGCCGATTGCGAATATCCCGAATTCGGTGGACATCGCCCTTTCTGCCGGCTCAATCAGTCTGACTTGCGCCCCTGTGACCGGCGCTTATTACTATAACTTCTATCAGGCACCCCCGGCCTACAACGGTACCGTTCCGGATGGCAGCCTGTTCGGCTACATCGGAACCAATTTCGGACCAAGCTTTGTCGATACCAACATCGAGGCCGATCTCTCTCAGGTTCCTCCGCTCCACAATGATCCTTTTGCGCCGGGGCAGATATTCGCCATCGAAGTGACGAACCCGGGTTCCGGACTGGAATCCGTGACGTGGACAATCGGGATAGGGACGGCAGCCGGCGTCGGAACCGGATTCGAGGGCTATCCGATCATCGTCAACCAGCAGCTTCTCGGATTCTTTGTCACCGACAACGGCACCGGATACCAGGTCGGCAATACGATCACTTTCGACGGTGCCGCCTTCGCGACGGGCACGCTGACCTTTGCCGCGCAACCGACGGCAGGTGACACCATCGGACTGGGAGTGCTGCCCGCCGTGACGTGGACCTTTGTCGCGACGCGCGGCGGCTCCAACCAGACCGTCATCCAGGATAACTTGGCCGACACCCTGATCCAGCTCGCGACCGATCTCTCCAATTCCGCAGTTCCCGACATCGCGGCTGCCAATTACGTCGCGACATCGGGCACCGTTTTGACGATCCAGTACGGGACGGCGGGGATAGGGGGAAATTCCTACACGCTGGCGACATCGAGCGCGAACGTCACTCTTTCCGGTGCCACTCTCAGCGGCGGCAGCGGCAGTTCCGGCACGGCACCCTCCGCGGTGCTCTCCATCGGCCCGCTGCTCGGCACCTATCCAAGCGTCCCGGCCTATTTTCAGGAACGCTTGGCGCTGATGGCGACCCCGAACCAGCCGGACACCTATCGGTTCTCGCAGCCCGGAAAGTTCAACAATTTCGACAGCCGCGTCCCTCCGGTGGACAGCGACGCCATCACAGGAACTCCATGGGCCGTCGAGGTCAACGGAATCCAGTGGGGCATCCCGATGCCGGGCGGACTCGTTGTGCTGACCGGTCTCGAAGCGTGGCAGCTCACCGGCGCCGGGGGCTCTGCGATCAATCCGCAGCCGATTACGCCGTCGAGCCAGCAGGCCCAGCCACAAGCCTATAATGGCTGCTCCGCGATCATCGCGCCGCTGAAAATCGACGCCGATATCCTCTACGCGCAGACCCAAAACCAGCAATGGTTCGATCTGGCGTATCAATACTGGGTCAACATCTACACCGGCGCCGACCTGACTTTCATTTCGCCGCACCTCTTCGCGAACTATCAAATCTGGGATCGGGCCTGGTGTCAGGTGCCGAACCGGATTCTCTGGAGCGTGAGAAACGACGGTATCCTTCTCAGCCTGACCTATTACAAGCAGCAGGATGTCATGGGATGGACGCGGCACGATACCAGCGGACAGGTCTGGAGCGTTGCTTCCGTGACGGAGCCGCCGGTCGATGCGCTTTATCTGGCGACGTCGCGCTTCACCTATGGCGGCGAAGCCTATTTCATCGAGCGCATGGACAACCGGATATGGACGGCTTCCGAAAATACGTGGTGTGTCGATTGCGCGCTGTCGAGCCTGTCATCGTTCGCCTATCCCGACGCCATTCTCAGCGTCACGGCAGGCGGCGCGAATGGCCTCGGTATCCCGACCGGCGTCACGGGACTCGTCGGAGGGTCCGGCTATTCGGCGGCGACGGCCGGCAGCATCGTCGATCCGACCGGCTCCGGTTGCGTGGTCAATCTCACCATCGTGGCCGGAGTCATTACCGCAGTCGGCTTTACCGGCGGCACGAATTACACCTATCCGCAGCTTGTTTTTAATGATCCAAACGGCACCGGAGAAGGAGCGTCGGCGACGGTCACGCTGAACAACGGCGCGACATTCTTGGCCTCGGCCGCCGTGTTCTCCGGCGGCGACGTCGGCTCCGCGATCAGGATGGGTGGCGGTCGCGCCATCATCACGACGGTAAATTCCTCCACGACGGTTACCGCAACGATTGTCGCCCCAATCGTGCAGGTCAATCCCGAGGGCGGCATGCTGCCGTTCCCGGCGCAGTCCGGCTCCTGGAGCATGGCGCCGCAGTCGACCAGCTTCGGCGGCCTCTGGCACCTCGAAGGCCTCGGCGTCATCGGAATCGCGGACGGAATCCCGGTCGGTCCCCTCACGGTGCAGCCCGACGGCACCGTGACGCTGCCTTTCGCGGCCAGCTACGTCACGCTGGGGTTCGGGTTCACCCCGCAGGTTCAGTCCCTGATGACGGATTTCGGGCAGCCGACTTCACAGGGGCGCCGCAAGAAAATTTCCGCGATCTCGGCGCGGCTGGAGGCTTCCGGGGCCGATTTCATCATTGCCGGGGCCAACCAGCCCGATGGATCCGCACAGAGCCCGCCGGAGGTCACGATTGCATGGCCCGGCATGACCGCAGAAGTCCAGTTGCCGCCTAATCAGGGCAGGCCGCCCTACGGCAGTTCGGTCGATCCGCTTTTCACCGGAGACGTCCGTGTGGCTGTCGCTGGCGGGTTCCAGAAACCGGGACAGGTTGCTCTGCAGCAGACCGTTCCGCTTCCGATGAACCTGCTGGCCTTCATGCCGGAAATTTTAGAAGGAGATGAGCCACAGGAGCAGCCAGTTCAGGAGCCGGGCGGCGTCAAGCGGTTCTCGTGGGGGGCGTCGCAACTGCTGGGCCGGCAGAGGCGCGCGGCGTGATGTGGCGGAGCCGGGTGCTGCCGGAGTCGACCCGAATGCACATGGGTGATCATTGATGGTCGCCATCGTCACCGTCGAGGCCAAGCCGCATCACTGCGGGCAGGCCGTCCACCGGCTCCGGCCGGCACACCGCAGGGCGCTCGCGCTGACCGGACGCCATGCCCACCGCGAACTCAGGTGCCTCTTCGAACAGTCCGCGCGGGCCTATGCGCTGATCGCGGATGGTCGCTTGGCTTGCCTGTGGGGCGTGCAGGGCTCGCTTCTGGACCCCCGCGGCTATGTCTGGATGGCGCTCACGGAAACCGCGCTCCTGTATCCTCGGCAGACCGTGCGCGAGGCAAAGCGGCGTTTGCTGGAATGCGCGGCATGGTATCACGAGCTTGCCACAACGATTCTCGGCGAGGATCGCGCTGGCCTGTCCTTCGCGCTGGCCCTCGGCTTTCACGCCCGGGACGACGAACCGGAGACCGACAGGCGGAGACTTGTCGCAAAGCTTCTGGCGGACGAAAGCTTGCGGATTCCGGTTGGTGCGACTTTTGTGCTACCGCTGGGCTGGCACGCGAAGGGGTAGCCGGGCATGAGCTTCATTACCTCAACGGCCGGACTGCTATCAGGGAGCTTGGAAGCGGCCGGCGGCCTCTTCAAAGGCGTCGGCAGCATCGGATCCGGCTACGCCTCGGCCAACGCTGCTGATTACAATGCCGAAATCGCGCGCCAGAGTGCGGCCAATGCCAGCGAAGCCGGCCAGTCCCAAGCCACCGTCGAGAGCCTCAAGGGGGCCGATGTTCTCGGCAACGTGAAGGCATCCCAAGCGGCCAACAACATCGATGTCGACTCCGGCTCGGCGCTCAAGGTTCAGCAGGGCGCGCGCGCGGCCAGCGTCTACAATACCGAAAGCGTCGAGAACAACGCGCTGCTTGCCGCTTACGGCTACAAGAACACGGCGGCGCTCGATACCGAAGAGGCCCAGGAGGACATCACGGCCGGGTACATCGGGGCCGGGGGAGACGTTCTCACCGGCGCGAGTTCGCTTGCCGGTCCTCTGGCTGCGATGCAGAATCCCGCAAATGATGGTGGCACTGCGGCGGGAGACGGCGGCTACACCGGGCTTGGCGAATAATGGCGCGCGTCGAAGGCAGCGTTGGTATCCCGGATGTCGCACCGCAGATCGAGGGCGAGCGCGTACAGGCCAATCCGGAACAGGCCGGCGCACAGGTCGGGCAGGCGCTTCAAGGCGCCGGGACCGCTGCGATCGACGCCGGCAAGCTGTACGGACAGGTCGCCGCCGATCAGGCCAATAACGAATACATGGACAGCGCCACGGCGATCCGGGCGCACATGCGCAGCCTCCGCGGTCAGGACGCCATCACGTATCTGCCCGAAGCCCAGCAGCAGCTCGACAATCTTTATAAAACCACCAAGGCCAAGCTCTGGACAACCGAATCGCAGCTATCCTTCGATCAGGATTCCCGCCGGACTCGCGCGCTGATTTCAGGCGATATTCAGGACTACGCCTCGGGGCAGCATCTGGATTGGGCAAAATCGGTTAACGACACCGGGATATCCTTCTGGAAGGGGCAGGCTGCGGTCGCGGCGCAGAGCGGCGATCAGTTGCTTTCCGCGATGGCCCTGCATCACCTGCGCACCTATTACGGGCAAAATGCCGATCTCGTTTTCGGCCAGGCGACTGATTCCGGAACGCCGCAAGGGCAGGCGAAACTTCAATATCTGAACCAAGCGGACGCCGAGTTCGCAAAGTCGCAGTTCAACGCCATCGTCGATAAAGATCCGGTGCGCGCCCAGAAAATTCTGGATCAAAACGCCGGCGTTCTCGGAAGCGATCCAGACTACGACCGGATGCTCCGCGAGGCCAAAACGCAACTGGTCGAGTCCAATATCACCCCAATTGTTGACAGCCATATCAGTGCCGCGCTTTCGCAGGCACAGGCAGCGTCATCCGGGCAGGCGCAGGCGGGCGCTTCCAACGCGAACAATCTTGGAAATGTGAAGGATGCGACCGGCGGCTTCGCGGCCCCCGCGACTCCCGTCGATGGGGCCGTTCTCGCGGCGAACACGCTGCGCACCGGCTACCGTGGGCTGACGCTTGAACAGATTGCCGCGAAGTGGGCTCCGGCATCGGACCACAACAACCCGGCTCAATGGGCGGCGAATGTCAGTCGAGTGTCGGGCATTTCGGTCAACGGCACGCCGAATCTGGACGATCCGAAACAACTCAGTGCAGTCCTGCATGGAATTACCGTTGCGGAAAAGAGCGGTGCCGATCAGGGAAAATTCACTCCGGAAATAATCAATCAGGGCGTGACGGCGGCGCTCTCGGGCCAAAAACCGACATTGCGCGCCGCCGCCTGGTGGAGCGGCGCGCATCTCAGCATCCCCGATCAGTTGCGGCTCAACGAAACGGCATTCCTCGACGGCGTCCGCAAGGATGCCAAGGCAAAATTCGGTGACCAATACCCTGACGCCGTGGAACGTACCGTGACGTCGGCGCAGCGGCAGTACGAGCAGAGGTTCAGCCAGCAGGAACAGCAGTACACCGTGGCGTCCCACATCGTGCAGATCGCGATGGTCGACAATCACTATATCTCAGAAGCGCAGCTTTTGCGAGACCCGCAAGCCGGGCCAGCATGGGAGATAATGAAAATCAATGATCCTTGGCACGCGGGAGCTATTGAGAATGTGTTCAACGCCAACGCTCGCGGGAAAGCGGTCAATTACGGCACGGATTTCGGCTCCCTGCTGGATCGTGTGCTGGCACCCCGCGGGGCGCCGTCGCGGCTCAATGATCCGTCGTCAACGTGGGACTATGTTACGCCCGGTGAAGATGGACCGCTGACGAACACCGGCAATACTGTGCTCGCCGGACTGATGAAAATGCGTGAGTCGCCGAAAGGGGAGGCAAACGCGACGTTGCTGCGCAACTTCTTCCGCGAGGCTCATACGCTGCTGTCGCGCCAAGACCCGAATCTCGGTTTTTATGATCCGAAGGGGGAGACCGCGTACAACCGATTCATCGCTGGTGCGCTCCCGATGATCGAAGTCGCGATGGCTCAGCATGAACCTCTTTCCGCCATTCTCGCGCCGAAGGGCGATGTCTACAATTCGATATTTCAGTACAAGCGCAAGCCCGGCCAGGACATGGCGGACCGCATCCAAGACCCCAATAATCCGATGGTGCAGGCGGCAAACCAGACCGACGATCAGCGCGCTCAAGCACAAGCCGATCTGAAGGCCCGCTACGCCAAGGCCAAGACACCGGATGAAAAGGCCGCGATCGCTCAGGAAGGCATTCAGCGCGGCTGGATCGCGGCACCACAGGCACCGAAGCCAGAGGTTCAGTGGCCGCAATGAGTGCCACCGGCAAGCTACCCACAGCGGACGAATTTTTCGGGTCCGGACCGTCCGGCACCCTGCCAACCGTCGACCAATTTTTTGCCCCTCCAAAGCCAACCTTGGCGCAGGGCGCCATGTCTGCGCTCGCGGTCGCCGGCAGCGAAATGGAGGGGCTTCCGCACGCCGAAGCTTCCGCCGACATGGACGATTTTATTAAAAATACTCCCGTCGGGCATGTTCTGGACGCCTTCGGGCAGGGCTTTCGTCAGCAATGGGGAACCGATGCTGGAACGTTTCCAGAGGAGGTGTCGGACTGGCTCAAAAAGGCTGGCCTCTTCCACGATTATGAGAAGCGTCGAACCGGGCTCATCAATAGCTTCAACGAGGGAATCATCCGGGCCACCTACGGGCTCGCCGATATGGCGAACCGCGCCATCGGCGGTGTCGTCGGTGGCGCCGAACAGGCCGCCTACCAGACCGGCATCGAGACGGGGCAGCCCCAACTTGGGCATGAAGCCGCCGCGGGCATCGAATACGCGACGCAGCGCGGCGATATCCTGGCCCGATCAATTCCGGAGACGACATATCTGGGCGGCCAGATCGCCAAAGCGCGCGGGCTGGCCGTCATCGGGGAAGGCGAGGGCGGATTCTTCGGCACCAAAGAGCCGACGCCGGAGACCGCAGCGGCGCGCGCCGAAGCCGTCAAGGCCGAAACCGAGCATGCGGCGGCGCAAGCAAAGGAGACCTGGCAGCCAGAACCAGGTGCCCAGGGCCAAGCCGAAACGCCGGCGCAGCGGGCGCCGCAAGCGCCCCCAGAGCCAACGCTCGACGACATCGCGCGCCAGATCGCACCGCAAGCCTTCCAGCAACGCGATGCGCTCGCCGTTCGGGAGCAGACCTATCGGCGATGGCTCCGCGAACTCGGCGATGCTCGCGCGCAGCTTCCGGAAGTGCAGGAACTCCAAGGCCGCATCGGGACCATTCTGGACAAGGTGAACGGCGTCGAGGATCGCCTGACCGGGAAGGCGGCGCAGCGGTTGAGCGATGCCCGCGACCGTCTCGATGAAATCTTCCGCACCGACACCGGCGACATGGCCCACGTCCGCGCCAATTTGATGGAAGCCACGCACGGACTCTGGGATGTGGCGCCGCGGATCCGCGCGGCCTACGAGGAAGCGCAGCGCCGCTTGCCGCCGGCACCTGAAAATGTTTCTGTGGAACAGAATGTTGCACGCGCCGAAACGTCGCCGGAAGCACAACCCGCCACCCCTGCGCAGCCGCCAGAACAAGCGGCCGCTGGGCAAAACGTGCAGCCGGTGCTCGCTGCAGGCCCCGAGTCCGGGGCAGCGGTATTGCCTGGATTGCCACGCGGAGGCGCAGCGGGCTTACCGCTGCCGCCAGCGGCTGCTGAAGGAATGGCTGCGGCGCAAGGTGAAGGAACTGGAGCGCCGATTGGAGCAGAGAAACTTGGCGATTTAGGCGGTGCACAGCCGCCAGCCGTCCCAGCACAGCCACAACCAAGCATCGCCACCGATGTAGCCCGAAAACTCGTTTTCGCCGGACGCCCGCAGGAAGAAGCCGACGCGGCGGGCGCGCTGCTACAGGCCCATTATGAGGCCCGTGCGGCGCGCTTCAATGGCGCTCTCGGGACAGCCGATCAAATCTATGCCCGCGAAGGCCCCGCGATCCGTCGTGGGCGCGGACTGGGGCCGGTGCCGGCACCGCAGCCGGGCCAAACTGCTGCGGCTCCGGCACCGAAACCTGCCGACCCCACAAAGGCACCTTCGGAACTGGAATCGCTGGACCCCGCACAGATCAAGGTCGATCCGGGGCGCTTCCAGTTCAAAGCCGATACCGGCGAGCGCGGTATCTCGGAACGGCTTCAGGGCGTCGAGCAATGGGATCCCAGACTTGCCGGCACCGCGCTGGTCTGGCGCGACGCCACCGGACAGGACTGGATCGCCGACGGTCACCAGCGGTTAGGGCTCGCGCAGCGGCTCACGGAAGCCGGACAGCCAGGAATCCGCCTCAATGCCTTTGTTTTGAATGCCGCCGAAGGGGTCAGCGACGCAGACGCGCGCGGGATCGCAGCGGCCAAGAATATCGCGGAAGGCACCGGGACCGCTATCGATGCCGCCAAGGTGATCCGCGAGGCCAAGGCGAAGGGGATCGAATTGCCGCCGATGCCGCCGCGATCCGCTTTGGTCCGCGATGGTCGGGCGCTGGCGCGGCTGTCACCGGAAGCGTTCGGCATGGCCGTCAACGATGTCGTCCCCACCAATCAGGCCGCCATCGTGGGGCGCCTTGTCGATGATCCTTTGGCGCAGACCGAGGCCATGCGGGTGCTCGCCAAGACGAAGCCGGAGAACGCGCGCCAGGCCGAAATGATCGTCCGCGACATGCTGGCATCCGGCGTCGAGGAAATGACGAAGCAGGGCGGATTGTTCGGGGAAGAGCATTTCGCCGCCTCGACCGTCATGGAGCGCGCCAAGATCGCCGACGAAGCGATGCGCCAACTCAAACGCGACAAGGCGACATTCAAGGTTCTCGTGGATGAGGCCGCGCGCATCGAAGGCCACGGCCAAAATGTGCTTGACGTTGAAGCCAACAAGGGACGATTGACCACCGATGAGCAAGCGGCACAGTTCCTCACCCAGCTCGCAACCCGCAAAGGTGAAGTCAGCGACGGCCTCACCGCCATCGCCAAACGACTCAAATCCGGCGACGTCACGGCCGCAGCCGGAGCCCGGGAGTTTCTCGGGATTGTCCGGACCGCAGCTGAAAAAGGCTTGGCAGCAGGGCCAGACCTTGGCCGCGCTGAGTCTGGGCCAGAGCGAGACATCGAACTCTTCCAATCCGGATTAAAACAGACCGAACTCCCGGGGCTCGCCGACGAGACGGCCGCCGAACGGAAGGCGCGCCTCGGCCGCCAACTGATCGAGGAAAGCAGGCAGTTGCCGCGCGCCGTTTCGCGCAAGGCGCAGAAGCCGCTCGAAGAGGGATTGTTCGCGCCGCCGCCGGAGCGGACGCTGTTTCAAGGTGGCGGCGAGCAACCGACATTTTATTCCGCGCTGACGCGATCCGTCGAAGGACTGAAACTCGAAAAGGCTCCCGCCGATCAGTGGCTCAACACGATCCGCAATATTCCCGGCGTCAAGAAAGAAGAACTCGAATGGAGCGGCGTCGAGGACTGGCTCAAAGAGCAGAAAGGTCCCGTCACCCGTGCGGCGGTTACTGATTATCTCCACGAGAATGAAGTGCACGTGCAGGAAGTGCAGAAGGGCGGACCGCATGGCGCGACCGACGATGAACAGGGCGCGCTCGAAGTCGCCATGACCAATGCCGTCAACAAAGGCATCGTCGATAATGGCGCATCGGCAAAATTCTATGACGACATCGTTCGTGGAGATTCGCAGGCCATTGGCGATGCGGAGGCAATCGGCATCCCCGATAGCGTACTCGCGCCATTCCGAGATCGTGAACGGGCACCCACAAAGTTTGGTCCCGGATCAGGTCCGGGCGCACCGCTCCCCGGCGGCGCCAACTACCGGGAACTGCTGCTGACGCTGCCAGAGAATCCGGAAGTCAGAAGAGCCGGAGATGCAGCCGCAGACTCCGCAAAACGCATGCGCGAAAAGTACGGCGAGCGATGGGCCATGACGGCGCCTGCTGACGAAGTGCTTGCCCATGGTGGCTTGGAAGAGCGGCGCCAGGCATTGTCGAAGCAAAACGAGTTCCGCGCTTCGCATTGGGCCGAACCGAATGTCCTCGCGCATGTCCGCTTCGATGATCGCACCGGACCCAACGGCGAGAAGGTTCTGCACGTCGCGGAGATACAGAGCGACTGGCATCAGAAGGGGAGAAAGCAGGGATATGAGCAAGCTGCAGGACCGGAGTATTACCTCAGAATGCCAGATGGAGAAATCGGCCAGGATTTCGCTTCGCGCGAGGAAGGGGAGGCGTTTATTCGTGATCATCCCGGCGCTGGCATCCTCGACAGGCAATCGCCAAATACAACTGGCGTCCCCAACGCTCCCTTCAAAACTTCATGGCCCGAACTCGCGATGAAACGCATGATCCGCTACGCCGCCGAGAACGGCTATGATCGGATTTCGTGGGATACCGGCGACACCAACGCCGAACGGTACGACCTTAGCAAACAAATAAATGAGATTCATTATCTCAAGCGTCCTGACGGCCGCTATGACATCGTTCCGATAAAGAACGGGCACGTCTTTGAAGGTTTGCGTCACGACGCAGTGCCAGAAGAAAAATTGCCCGATATTCTTGGGAAGGATGTAGCCAAAAGAATTGCCGATGGTGCCGGTGACGATCTCGCGCGCGGGTACAAAAAATTGACTGGCGATAATCTCAAGGTCGGCGGCGAAGGAATGCGCGCATTCTACGACAAGCACCTTCCGATCATAGCAAACAAGCTCGGCAAGAAATTCGGCGCGAAGGTCGAGGAATCGCGCTTGGGAATGCCAGACGATAAGACCGTGCAGAACGAAGGAACCGCCGCAACGCGCGCCGCCCTGGGCATAGACACGGTTCATTCCCTCCCGATCACCGACACCATGCGCGACTCCGTCATGGAGGGCCAGCCGCTCTTCCAAGGCAAACGCGGTGCCATCGCATTCCGTGATGCCCGCGCCACGATCCGCTTCATGCGCGATGCCGACTCGTCCACGTTCCTGCACGAGACTGCGCATCAATGGCTCGAAGAACTGATCCGTGATTCCCGCGACCGGCGCGCGCCGCCGGATGTCGGGGCCGATGTCGGAACCGTTCGTGACTGGTATAATAACGTCAAGCGAAACACGGAGCCGGAATGGAAGGCCGATGGGGCGGTTCCAGATGAGGCCCATGAACTCTGGGCGCGCGGCTTCGAGCGTTACTACCGCGAGGGTGCGGCACCATCGCAGCGGCTCGCAACCATCTTCGCGAAATTCAAGGCGTGGCTGACGAAAATCTACAAGACGGCGGAAGAACTGCACGCGCCGATCAATGACGAAATCCGCGCCGTCTACAGCCGCCTTCTCAGCACGCCGGAGGAACGCGCCGCCATCGCGCCGGAGCGTCCCGCGCCCCCGACATTGGCCGACATGCACGAGGAAGACGCGGCCCTGACGCCGGCGCAACATGCCGGAACGATGGCCGATGTCATCCGCAGCGAAATCGACAACAGGGCAAAGGATGTCGCCCCGGAGGTCCACAATGAACTCCCCGGAAAAGCAGAAACTGGACGAATCCAGCGAGAGAACCCGCCTCTTCCAGGTGGCGGCGATGAGGCCGGGCCAATCCCCGGAGAAAATGCTGGCGCTGGCGGAACTGGAGCGGAGCCAAAGGGCGGAAACCCGATTGCGGCAGAAGGCGCTCGCCCACGCGGAGGAGCAGGCGGCGCAGGAACCAAACCCCCAAGCGGACCAAACGCCGCTTTCGAGCGACCAGAGTCAGACCTGATCGACAAGGCCGGAAATATCCGCGTCGATAATCTGAACACGACGGCGGATGTCGATCGCCTCATCCATGATGTCGCCGACGAGAATGGCGGCTTTGCGGGCGTCCGAATCCCGATGTCCGACTCGCAGGCGCTCGATCTCGCCGACGCGATGGGGCTGCGGCCGGAGGACCTGAATGGCACCCAACTCGCCAATTTCACCCGTGCGCACGCCTTTGCGGTCCGCAAGCTTTTTGTCAGCGTCGCCACAGAAACCAACAGGGCAGCCGCCAAGGCGGCGGCCGGAGGCGACGCCGACGTGCTGGCCTATGCTGCGGCGCGCTCCCGGATGCGGATGGCGCAGGAACATCTCTCGGCGCTGACCTATGCGGCTGGCTCCGTGCTGCGCGGATTCCAGAAGCTCCCCGGCACTGCAGAGGCCAAGGGGCTCGCGCAAATGATGGGCGACCTTTCGGAACAGCGCAGCCTGTTCCAGTTGAAGCAGGAAGCCAAGCGCGTGGCCCGGCTGGACACGCCGGCGAAGGTGTCCAAGTACCTGCGCGACCAGGATACGCCCGGTCTCGGCGAGATGGGGCTCGAGCTTTTCATCAACAATCTGATCTCGGGGCCGATCACCCACGCGACCTATGCCGTCGGCAACACGATGCTGGCGCTATGGAAGGCTGTACCGGAAACGGCCGCAGAAGCCCTGATTGGCATGGGGCGCGAGGCATTGGGCGCGCCCCCGGGCCAGCGCGCCTACATGGGCGAGGTCGGCGCGCAGCTCTACGCGATGTTCGGCAAGGGCCAGCGTGACGGCTTCCGTGCGGCGTGGGACGCCTTGAAGTCTGGGCAGACCACGGCACTCCCCGGCGAAGTCTTGGACGCCTCGAATGATCTCTTTTCGACGACGACGACGCGACCGACGACACCGTTCACATCATCGAAGGCAATCCCGAACTTTGAAATCGGCGGCGTTCCGGTGCCGGTGGGCTCCATCGTCCGGGCGCCTGGCGAGCGCATGGTGGCACCGATCCATTCCTATTATCGCACCGTCGGCTACGTGCAGGCCGTGGCACGGGAAGCCTACCGCCAGGCCATGAATGAGGGGCTAACCGGTGACGCCTTCTCTGCTCGCGTCGCCGATCTCTCCGCCAGCCCGTCATCGGCCACGATGGACCTTGCCCGCCACGAAGCGACCGACCAGACCATGATGGGACAGGGCGGCGAATTGATGCGGCGGCTTTCCTGGCTGCTCAGTTATCCTGTTCCGTTTCCGCGCCCGATCGGGCCGACCAGACTGCTCCGCTTCATCGACCCCTTCGTGCAGGTCTTCGGTTCGATCATGCGGGAGACCGTCATCAAGCGCGGGCTGCCGGGATTGCTCAGCGACGACATGCGGGGCCGTAACGGTCCGCTGGCGCAGAACAGGGCCGGCGCCCGCGTCGCGGTGGGCGTCAGTCTTTCCGTCGTGGGCGCCGGGCTTGCCGCCGAAGGCGTCCTGAACTCATCGGCACCGTCCGATCCTCGGGCACGCGGCCTCTGGACGCTGGTCAACGGAATGCCGCACAGCATCCGCGTCGGCGATCTCACCTTCGATCTGAGCCGCCTTGGCGTGCTCGGCATGCATCTCGGCATCGCGGCCGATCTCTACAATGTCGCTGATACCGCGGCGCACGGCGACATGGTCCATGCCGGAAGCCTTTTGGTTCATTCCATCGCGCAGAATTTCCTCGACGAAGGCTTCGCGGAAGGCATCTCGGAAATGCTCAAGGCTGTCGATGATAACGACCGCTACGGGCAGGCATGGGTCCGCAATTTCGTCAAATCCTTCGTGCCCTATGCGGTCGGGCTGTCCCAAAGCGCGCGCATGATCGATCCCTATGCGCGGGAGGCCCGCACCGTCACGGACAGCATCCTGGCCGGAATTCCGTTCGCGTCGGAATCCCTTGAGCCCCGCCGCGACATCTGGGGCGAGCCGATCCAGAACCGGAACTGGGCGCTGGTCTATTCGCAGCGCATCCAAGATGACCCCGTAAACCGCGAACTTTTGGGACTCGGCGTCTTCCCGGCGCAGCCACAGCGCAAAATTCGCGGTGTCGCGATCACCGATGCCCAATATGACGATCTTTCCCGCATCGGCGGCCGCTATGCCAAGGCACTTCTGGACAACGATGTCCGGACGCCGGGATGGAGCTCAATCCCGGCAGAGCACCGCATCGAGATCATCAAAAAGGACATCGAAACCGCCCGGGAATCGGCACGCACCACGATCATGATGAGCCATTACGCAACGGCGCCGCCGGGGCAGAGCATCATTGATCGCGCGTACGCGCTCAAACTTCATCCTCTACAGAATGCGGTTGGTCCCGGCACCGCTCCATGATATTGCGATTCCGTCTCGAATCGGGGAGCAGCATCCTTGACCATGGCACGGCCCCCGCGGAAAGCGGTGAAACCCCCTCCGCACAAGCCACAGAAGCGAACCGTCGCCCGCAAACCGCTCGATAAGACGAAGCGGGCGCGGCACGGGCTATTCGTCGTCCAGGAGTCCAAAAAATGAGATTGAGCCGCGCTGCAGCCCTGCTCGCCGTCATCGGCATCATCATCGGTACCGGCACTCCCTGCGGGGCGCAGGTTCCGGGCGGCGGACTTTACCCGTTCGGGGCCATCACGCCGGGCGACTGCGCGGAATGGTATGGGCCTTGGCAGTTGGAGGACGCTGGCGGGGCCTGCGGCGGCAGCGGAGGTGGAAATGCCAATTTTGGCACGGCAACCGGCAATACCGCCAACGATGTCGTCACGATGTCGAACACGACAGTCGGCGTGAAGGACTCCGGCATCGCGGGCGCATCGCTTGGAACCTTTGCGACTGCAACCGGCAATACCGCCAACGATGCTGTCTGCATGTCGAATACGACGGTTGGCGTGAAGGATTGCGGTTCGGCGCTTGGAACCGCAGCTGCACAGAGTATAGGAACTTCTGGCAGTACGCTTTGCCTGCTGAACGCGAATTGCACGTTTGGCGGTACGGATAATTTCACAGGTACATTCGAGATAGGCGGCACTGCGCAGACCTTCCCCGGCAGCGGGCTCATCGCAGGCACCACGGATACGCAAACGCTCACAAATAAATCCATTGCCGGAAGTGAGATCAATTCCGGCGTGGTAGGGCAATCATACGGAGGGGCCGGGACTATAACAGGCGCCTTGAAAGGCAACGGCTCCGGCACTGTATCGCAGGCCGCGTGCGCCGATCTTTCAAACGCCGCGTCCGGATGCTCATCGACGAATGGGCCAATCGCCGCCGTCGAGTACGTCATCGATGGTGGTGGCTCTGCGATCACCACGGGGGTCAAGGGCTTCATTGAAGTTCCGTTTGCCTGCACGATCAACCGCGTGACGTTGATCGCTGACCAGACAGGTTCCATCGTGGTTGACATCTGGTCGAAGGCATATGCCTCGAACTCGCCGCCGACCGTGACAAACACGATCACGGCCTCCGATCTCCCCACGCTTTCCAGCGCGCAGACCTATCAGGATTCGACACTCACGGGCTGGACCACATCCATCGCGGCGGGGAACATCATCGGGTACAACGTCAACAGCGCCACGACCGTTACCCGCGTGACGGTTTCAATGAAATGCACCAAATCATGATGAGGCAGATAGCTTTTGCTCTTGCGTGCATTCTGTGCTTCGGACAAGAGGCGCAAGCATCATTGAGCATCACTGCCCTTGGGAAAGCACAAGGGGCCACCAGCGGCAGCAAGTTGATAATTACAACAGGAGCCGACTGCCCTGTTGGAAGTCTGATTGTAATTTTCACTGCTACGGCTGCCGTAACCAGCGATCTGTCGTCCGTGACGGATGAGGTAAGCAACTCTTATGCCACGCTGGACCCGCAGACCAATGCGGCGGGGGTCATATCGCTGCAATGGGCCGATGCCGCGCACACCACATCGGATTTGCCGAACGGCGATACGATTAGCGTGACTTTTACTACGAACATCGTACAGGAATTGGTCGCGGCCGTCTGCATCACCGGGGCAGCTACGTCGCCGCTTGATATTTCCGGAAAGACGGCAAACGGGGGAGCCACGGGAGCGACAACGGCACTGACAGTATCGTCCGGCACGCTTTCGACTGCCAATGAAGTAATCCTTGTAGGAACAGCACTCGGGGGCAATTCAGGGACTTTTTCTTGTTCGGGCAGCTGGACGAAAGAGGAGACCCAATCAACAGGGGGAAGCCCGACAGGTACTCTGGGCGGTCAGATCGTCTCTTCAACATCGTCCGTGTCGTCCACAGCGTGCAATACATGGGCGACGAGTCAGACATATATAGTAGACATGACTACGTGGAAAGCCGCGCCCCCGCAGACACCTCGGAACCAAGCGGTAATCTTGCAATAGGAGACTAACATGGAAAAGACTCAAATCTATTCGTGGAACGATCTCAAGGCGTTCATCGACACGCTGCACGAGGGCGTCCGGAACACGCAGGTACAGGCAACCCTCAGCGGCAGCGGGGAGCAGCTGTACGCCGTGACGGGTGCGGCGCTTGTCGATGGCGGCGCGCCGGCGATTCAGGTGAACAGTTGACGTGTACGACGCCGCACAGCTTCTGTCGGATGTGAAAGCCGCAGAAATTCTCCGCGACAAGAACGGAGATTTCTGCGGTCTCGCCTATGACGACGCGACCGGCAAGCTCATCAAGCCCGGCATGCTGGTCAAGGGCCACGTCACCGCAGGATACGGGATTGCGCTCGATGTGGACCCCCTCACCGAGCCAGAGGCGTCATTCCTGCTGACAAATCGCCTCCAAGCCCATGCGGCGGCTACGCTGGCGAAAATGCCGTGGGTCGGCAATTTGTCGGACGCGCGGCAGCGGGCCGTGATCGAACTGTCCTTCAATCTCGGCGACGGGGGGCTGCAGGCTTTCGACACGTTCCTGAGCCTCCTTCGCCAAGGTCAATTCGATGCCGCGGCGGACGATCTGGCCGGCACGAAATGGGCAAAGCAGACAAAGGACAGGGCGGCGCGCATCGTCGCGCAGATCCGCAACGGGTGAGATGCTCGGCGTCCCGATCGGTGCTATGAACGTTTCCTGATTCGGCGCACCATCCGGCGCGACCCCACGAAAGGATTTCCCATGTCTCAGCAGGGCGGCACTGGCCTCGGCCAGGTCATTCTTAACGATCTACAGAAAGCGGGCGGCTGGCTCGAGAACGAAGCCTCGCAGTTCGGCCTCGCCGCATGGAACGGCGTCAAGGCGCTGTTCCAGAACATCAAGGCCAAAACCTATCTGGACCTCAAGGCGCTCGTTCAGGAAGCCAGCGCCGACGAAAACAGCGGCATGGGCGTCGAGGCGACCGTCGCCGATGTCCTCACCCTGGCCGCGCAGAAGGGCATGAGCGAGGTCGCGCAGATCCCGGGCGAGGCTCTGACGGCGGCGATCGCGCTCTGCCGGCAGGAACTCGGGCTCGGCAAAGCAAAGGGCACCGCGGCCGTTTCGACTTCGAAGATCACGGCGACCAAAGGCGTCTTGTCGGAAGCTGAAGCCAGGTTCATCTCGGGCAGGATTTCCGGCTATCTGAGCGACATCGCGACCGGCAAGCTTTCGGCGGATGCCGCGGCGCAGTCCATCATCACCGCCGGCGCCGCAGAGACGCCGCCGCTTCTCCAGAAAATTCCCATCGCGACGGTTGTTGACATTCTGCACGTCGGGGCGGAGACTGCCTGAGTCCGCAAGGACTGGGGTCCCCACCCCCCATGAAGAAGAGCTGAGCGCGCGGGCCTTGACAGCCAGCGCGCTCTTTTTTGTGCATAATCGGGGGGTGATTCGCCGAAGGGGTCGCCGTGCTGAACCTGATCCGCGCGCTACTTCCGAATCCTTGGGTTCGGGCACAGCTTCTGAACGGTCTGCGCCTGCTCGGGGCGGCGGCTTCCGGATTTGCCATCAAATGGTTGATTGCTCACGGCGTTGCGGATGGCGATGCGGCGGCGATCGGCGCCGCGCTCGCGGCGCTGATCTTGGGGGGAGGCTCGGCACTATATGGGATACTCGACGTCAACGGCGTCGACAAGCAGCAGAAGCAGGCGGTGGCGAACACGGCGCACACCGTGGCCAGCGGGATCGAATCGGGGGCCGTGACTGCGCCCGCCATCGCTTCGCAAGCCAGCGCGGCTTTGGCGCTCGGCAACGGGGCATCGAAGCGGCTTGCCTCGACGATTGCGGCGCTCAAGGCGGATGCGGCGTGAAGGCTGGTTAATTTATGCGCAAATCTACAAATCCCGCAATTCTGGGAATTTTCTCAACGGCCATCCTTGTCGGCTGCGCGTCAACGCCGCCGTCGACACCATGCGAGCCGCTGAAAACTGTCCTACCGCACACATCGCTTGAGCAGTCCGCGCTCGCGGACGAACTGGCGGAAGACGGGCCAGAAAGCCAATTATGGCTGGAAGAGTATACTGGGCTCCGCGCGGCGGGCGCCGTCGTCTGCCCGGCACCGGAAAAGTGAGATAACCATGAGCTACACCCTCCGAGACGCATGGCGTGATTTCATCAGCGCCCTTACCGGCATCCATCCGGAACTCGAAAAGCATGTCGAGGCAGCCGAGCCGGTCACCGCCATTCCGGAGATACCGCTGCCGGGCAAGCCGGTCATCAGGGTATTCCTACCGTCCGATCCGAAGCCCGTGCAGGGCCGCAAGCGGAAGGCGCCGGCACCGGTGAAGGCCAAGCGGAAAGCCAGGGGCCTGGGACTGCGTACGAAAGGTCAGCCCGGCAAGCGCAGGCCATAGGCTTAAGCGTGGGGCGGCGATGGATTACGTTGGCACCATAAACGCAATCGAGGCGACAGTGCGCCCGATGATCGAACTCGGGACACTGGCCGTTTCCTGCTACGTCGCTTGGAGCACAAGCCGTAACGCGAGCAAGATCAACAAGATCGAAATCTCCGTCGACGGCGTGCTGCATTCCCTGGCGGCCGCGAACAGGCGTGCCGACCATGCGGAAGGCCACATGGAAGGCCAGCGGGCCGAACAGGAGCGTCAGGCGGCGGATCCGAGGAATGGGGATTTGCGGTGAGCGACCCGCACAACGGGCATCGGCGCTGTGACGCTCTGGAGCGCCGCCAACGCGAGCAAGACGCCGCAATCGCCAAGCTCCGAGAGGACATGATAAAGGAAATCGAGAGCCTGACGCGGACGTTCGAGCAGGCGCTGCAGTCGAGAAATCGCGTCATTCAGGATCACGAACGCAGGCTCAAGCGTTTAGAGGATGGGGGGACATAGTGGCCGACCAGACAGCATCACAGAAAGTAGGCGCCTTCATGGCGAACGGCGGCGGCGCAATTACTTTCCGACTAATTGCGACCGCGCTCGGAATGATTACGCTCGGGCTGGTCACCTACGAGGGTGAGCGGATGAATAATCACCTCGACGCGATCACCGACAAGGCGCTATCCGATTCGGCGCGCATTGATGTCCACGCCCAGCGCCTTGACACTCTGGATGCCGGTCAACTGAGGTTGTGGACAGCGGTTCACGGGAATGGCGTCACGCTGCAGGACCACGAGCATCGGATAACCGTGCTTGAGGCGACGGAGCCGAGGCGGTGAGTGATGTCGAACTTCATCGCCGACAATCCTGCGGGTCGTCGGGGTCTTCCTTCGGGGCATTTCGCCACCAGACCGTGCATTTTTTCGTGTTGTCGAAGTCCGATTCGACCCTGTGCATTTCCTCAAGCTGAGCGAGCAGCCGGATCACGTTCATGTAATCGTTCGACGGCTCGTAAAGCGGCCCGCAATCGATCCGCAGGCCCTCCGCGATTTCGCGCGACGACATCCTTTGCCCGTCGTAACTTTCGAGAAGCGCGATCGTGCGATGCCAGAGCAGGTAAGCCGTCATGTGCCGTCACCAGGCAGCAGCGCGCGGGCGCGGCGCAGGTCGCCAACGGTGTACGAGGCTTCGTAATCGTCCTCAAAGCCTTGTATTTGCGGGGTGTAATCGTCTGGCACGGATGTATCGTCATAGCATGCAGCCTCGCGCGCAAACGGCTTCAGCCCCGCTCTCAGCGCCCGAATCTCCGCTGCGAGCCGCTGGACGGTGGCGGGATTGGCGGCGGCGATGAAGGCGGCATTGGCCTCTGCTTTGGAATAATCCTCCGCATCCATTTCTGTCGGAGCGAGGGTTGCCCATGCAATCAGTCCGTTGCTCGCGCCACGACCTATTTCGCCAGGCCATGCTATGACCCCAACGCCATCTTCCGGTGCCGAATGATTTTGCGCTTCCCAGTGAAGCGGCGTCGCCTTCCCCGCCAGCGCATCGAGCGCGTCGAGTTCGGCGGATGGAATTGGTGTGCGGTCGGTCATGGCTCTCACCACTCCATGATGGTCAAAGGTTTGTCGTCCGGCGATCCGCCAATCGCAAGATGTCTGGCAAGCGCCGCCTCGCAAGCCTCTGCGGCGGCCATCTCTTCTTCATCATCCGGCCGTGGCGGGTGCTCGCGCCAATAGTCCGCACACTCCTGGTAGGACGGCGTGCATTTTTCGCAGATGTAGCAACTGTCAAGTGTGGTCATGTATTTGTCGCCGTGCTTGATCGGCTTGCCGCAACTTTCACAGATGAAATGGTCATCATACGGCGGCGGTTGATAGCCTGCTATCCGCAATGCAGCTTCAAGGTCGTCCGAGAATTCCGGGTCAACGTCGCGCCGACGCTGTGCGTATTGCCATAACAGGTCTTGCGCCATCGTGTCTTTGACGCTCAGCGGAACCTTGCCTCGCGGTGTTGTCGGATATTTGTCGGACTGAAATTCTCCGTTGATTAGATGCGTACTCATTTTCTCTCGCTCTCCGGCTTCGGATTGGCTTTGTTCCATCGCTCGCGCAGCTTGAACCATTCTTTATCATCATCCAGCTTTGGATATGGCTTTAGCGCCGCACAAATAAATCCGTTAGTCGCTGTGCAATCTGTAGACTGCGCGTGATCGATGTAGTGCGACACGCCTATTTTGCCGTTCACGCGCAGCCTAGTTGCGCCCATGCGAACGTCGTCGCCGCAACTAATGCACCTATTCATTTCTCGCTCTCCGGCTTCGGGGGTGATGGGAACGCGACACGTATATAATCGTCTCGCGTCCATTCATGTGGCTCGGGGTGGCCGTCCGGCAGCATACAGGTTGTCGAACAACCATCCTCCGTACATGGCCCAGATTCCCAGCAATGCAGTTCGTTCATTTTCCGCTTTCCGGCTTTTGGGGTGATGGGGCGGATGCAGCCGAAAGCAGGTCCAGAAATTCCTGTCGCGCCTTGTCTGACGCATCCCATATCTCGCGCAGTCTCTTGTCGCTCCGTAGCCACACCGACTCCGATTGCCACGCGTGGGCATGGGTGCGCTCGAATTTCGTAAACGCGGCCCCGAGTGGCGTGGCTCGGAACACTCTGTCGCGCTCCTGCAAGCGAAAAATCTCATCGTCGCTCATTCCATGCTTTCTTTCGCAGGTATTTCCCGAAACCCAAGAGCAATCTTCATGCCCGCATACCGTGCAATGCGTTCCCCACGTCATTCCGCACCCCCCGCTATTTCGGCTTCGCGCGCCAAGACAGCCAGCGACCGCGCGATGCTCATTGTTATCTCCGACTCGAGTTCGGCTTCGTTGATGGTCGCATCGCTGCCAGCGTGAAGGCATGATCGCGGAATCCATACGTCAGTGCTGGCGGTTTCGTCGGTCGCGACGCAAATAGCCTTCTTGGTGCGCCGCACAAGGATGACCGACACGGTGACATATTCGTCGCTCATGACGTGGTTGCCGTTTCGGCTTGCTCGGCAAGCGGCTTGATGGTTTTGTCCTTGAACTGCCTCAAAGCGTGCTGAAGACGGGGCGACGTCTTGCCAAGACGCTCCCACAGTGCCGAAACAGGTGCCAGCCCACCCTCGGCCGCCTCCAGAAGTTCGCGCTTCCAGCGCTCAATCTCGGCGTCTGGCTTGGGTCCGATGATTTCCTGCATCGGCGGCGTCTCGCTGGCCTGCGCGGGCGGGAAGGGGGACTCGGTGCGGCCGTCGACAATGAGCTGCCCATCCTCGCTAATGGCGCTCGACAGGCCCTGCTCCTCCCAAGCCTCGTCGATACGCGCGGCGAGATGGTAATCGCGGGTCAGGGCGTTCATGGGCATGGAGCGCCGCAGTCGGCGGCGGCATGTCTTGGCGTACATCGCCGGCCGGCCGACCTTGGGATCGGCCCAGGGGGAGAATCCGTCGCCCTTGTTCGCGGCCTGCGATTTTTCGCGCACGGCTTCCAGATCCGAAAGGCGTAAGACCTCGATCAGGGCGGGCAGCGTTTTCGACTCCGCCACCGCCCAGGCGCAAATGATGCGCCCCTCTTCCGCCATGTTGATCTTGTGTCGCAGATAAGCCCCAGTCCCCTTCATATACTCGAAATCGTCTTTTTCCCTGACGACATCGGCGTTGATCGAATAGCCTGACCGCGCGCCAAGTGTGTTGAGTCCACAATAACCCGTCTGGAATTGCGCAATGAGGCCTAGCCTCTTGTCATTGTAGGGCACGAGGTAGCCTTGCCCCGTCACCCCATCGACCTCCAAGCCGAGGAAAGCCGCAGTCATGGCCGAACTGAACAGACTTTGCCGCGAGCACTCCAGCAGCTTTGGCGTCTTCTCGCAGGACACCATGATCGTGCGCATCAGCCGTTCCGCCGGCATCCGGTCCGCAAGGGCCTGCTGCAGCTTCGGCAGTAGCGGACGGAGCTGCGTTTCGAGGAGGACGAGATCGTTAGACATCGAGCCCTTCTTGCGCTTCCTGCGCTTTGACGTGGCCATCTTCCATGACGATTCCGACAGTGCCGGAACCGTTAACCTCTTCCGTCCATATCTGTAGATTGTTTTCGTCGGCGAATGTTTCGAGACGCTTCATTGCATCTTCGTCCAGCAATGACGCGTCCCGGATACGGATGACGCGAAGCTTCGGATTGAGGGCCGCGGCGATCGCTGTGGCAACCATCAACTGCTCGGCATCGCTGGCTTGGTCCAGCGGCAGACCTTTGTAGGTGACCTGCTCGTCGGCGAAGGCCAATCCCTCGATCGGCATCTTGGCTTCCGCGACCATCTTCTCCTTGCTGGCATCGAGGGCTTCGATTGCCTTCGTGTGGGTGTCGCGGGCCGCGGTCAGTTCGGAGACTTTGAGTGTTGCCGCAGCTTTGCGCGCCCGCAGTTCGATACCCTTGGCGATGGCATTGGCCGCGTTGAGTTCGGCGCGGATCGCGCCGGCATCTTGGAGTGCACCAGCTGCCGCAAAAAACTTTTCCGCTTCCTCCATCGCAAGCTCTGCGGCCACTCGATGCGCCTGAGCTTTCTTCGCGCGCTCGCGGGCGGCTTCGATTTCTGCGATTGCCGCTTCCTCGCGCCGTTTCGCGTCTTCCCATGTCAACCGCGACATAGACACGGTGCCCTCTTTGCGCCGGATCGCGGCATTGTGGGTGTCAACGCCGACCAGCCGCTCTGTGATCGCCGCGGTATCCGGTGCCGCATCTGGCAATCCTTCCGGCACGCTGATCGCAGCCGCCGCACCCTCCGCGGTCTTCAAATCGCGACCAACCTGTGTACGGTTGTAGTACTCGATCTCGCGCTTCTTCTCGATGTCGGACAGGTCGATACCGACCAGCTTGCGCAGCGTCTCGAACTGCTTCTTTGCCGGATCGCGCATGAAGCCGAGCGGATCGAAGCTGCGGGCCGCGTACAAATCATCCAGAAATTTCTGCGGCGACGGATAGCGCAGACCCTCGGGGCTCCTGATTTCCAGCGTCGAACCCTTCGGCGTGAATTTGCGCTCGACGACAAGCTCGACTTCCTTCCCGCCCAGTTCGACCTTGATATTTGCCTTTTCCTGGCCCTTGCGGATCGGTTGCGTCTGGATGCCTTCGGTGCCAGCCAAACCCCAGAAGATCGAGTCTAAAACACTGGTCTTCCCCTGCCCGTTTTTCCCGGTGATGCGGACCAGATTGCCCTTCGGCGTGATCTCGACGGCGGTGATTTTCTTGATGTTCTCGACTACGAGGCGGATGATTTTCATGTCGCGTTCCTTTGATTATTTGCGTTTCTTCCATAATTCTGGCGTGGCGGCCCACGCGAGCATGGCACCCCCCGTTACGGCTTCGGCCAGTGAAAGCGGAATCTGCGCGCGGTCAATCCACGCCCAGATAAAATCCCCGATACCAACGGCGAAGATTAGCGCCCTCATTTTGCCTCCGGTGCATAGACGCTCACGGTCTTGAACGTGTAGTCGGCTTCACGCTGTAGGCGCCGCGCGACTGTTAGTCGGATGATTTTCATGTCGCGTTCCTTTGTTAGCCTTTCACATTGACGACTTGGCGCAAGCGGCGGACAATTTCGACCAGATCGGATTGCGCGGTCATGACGGCACCGATCGGCTTGTAAGCCGCCGGGCTTTCGTCGATCACGTCGGCGTCAAGCCTGGCCTCAATGCCCCTCATCGCTTCCGCGTGCTGCTCCATCGAGATGGTCTTGCGTGCCGTGCCGCGTGACATCGCGCGGCCGGCACCATGCGAGCATGACTGAAATGATTGCGGGTTGCCCTTGCCGCGCACGATGAAGCTGCCGGTTCCCATTGAGCCCGGAACGATACCAAGATCGCCGTCGCGCGCCCGGACCGCCCCCTTACGCGTGACGATGACGTTCTGCCCGAAATGATGCTCGCGCGCGACGTAGTTGTGGTGACAATTCACGGCTTCCGCAGTGATCGTGATTTCGCGGCCGAGCGACGCGGACACAGCTTCGCGAACCGCTTCCATCATCAGACACCGGTTCGCCAGTGCGTATTCCTGAGCCCAATCGACGGCCTCGACGTAATCCTTGAAATCGTCCGTTCCATCCGGAAGGTAAGCAAGGTCCTGGTCTGGCAGATCGATAAAATATCGCCGCATGTGCTCCTTCGCGCGCTCGATGAAATATTGCCCGATCTGGTTACCGACGCCGCGCGAGCCGGAATGCAGCATGAGCCAAACCGCGTCGCTTTCATCAAGGCAAACCTCGATGAAATGATTGCCGGTACCAAGCGTCCCGAGATGGCGCTGATACCGCGTCGTCCACCGCGCTAGGCGGGGATGCTTTGCCCCGATGGCCGCAAAACCTTCATTCATCGGCCCGTTGTTCTTCGCGAAGGCTTCGACGCGCGGCGAAAGGTCGTGCCACGATCCGCGGTCATTATCGCCGCCGTTGTCCGTGCGGCCGTGCGGGACAGCCGCCTCGATTGCAAGGCGGACAGCGTGCAAATTGTCGGGCAAGTCGCCAGCGACCAAGTTCGTTTGCGCCGCGACCATACCGCATCCAATGTCAACGCCAACCGCCGCTGGCACGATTGCGCCCTTCGTGGCGATCACGCTCCCGACAGTGGCACCCATACCCCAGTGACAATCCGGCATCGCAGCGACGTGCTTGAAAATGAACGGCAGTCGCGATACATTTTCAAGCTGCGCCATGGCCTGCGTTTCTACCGAAACGCCATCCGTCCACATCTTGATCGGCGCGCCGCTTTCCGTCTGGTGAACCTGCATCTCTATTTTGCCTCCGGTGCATAGACGCTCACGGTCTTGAACGTAGTCGGCTTCACGCTGTAGGCGCCGCGCGACTGCTGCTTGATCTTTACCTTGACGCCGTGGGGCAGGAGGATTTCGTCGTTGTCTTCCGCCAGCGCGAGGAACCGGGCTTTGAGTTCCTTCTCCGCCCGCTCATGCCCGAGCCGTTCCGCGCTGTGATAGTTCAGCATCCGAGCGTCTTCCATCAGCGCAATCCGGGTCTTGTCGCCCGCGTCCTCAATCGCCAGCCCGTCGCCTTCGTGAGCCCCGACCAGCGTGGACAGGTCCAGCTTCTTGCCTTCGACGGTCGTGAACAGCTTGGTCAGCAGCGGGACTTCGATGGGGGCGCCGAACGGGGCCGGCTCGCGTCCGGCATCGACATCGGCCAGCATCTCGCGGGCCTTCGTTTCGAGCAGTTCCCACAGGTCCGGCATCGGTTTTCGCTGGAAGTAGAACATCTCGCCGGCGCACCAGACCCCGATGACGCCCCACTTATAGGGAACGCCGCCTTCGCCGACAAACATTTGCGTTTGAAGTTGAATTTCGATCTCGCGCGGGACCGTCTTGCCGCCCCCCCACTTCTCCATCCAGATATTGTAGGCGAAACAACATTTCGCATCGAGCGCGCCGGGGCCGCGATCAGGACAGATGATCGTGGCATCCCGCGTGCAGCCAAGCGGCCCACGGCTCACATAAGGTTCGTTTCCTTCCGCATCCACGTTAGGGTGGACCTCGAAATGTAGCTCCCTAGATGCTCTTTTCAGGACGTAGGGCTGTAGATATTTACCTGCTGCCATCCTGTTGTCCTCAGGGTTCGGGATTTCCTCGCCGTACTTCAGCCAGCGGTAAAGCGTCCAACGCGTCATATACGGGGACGCATCGACGAGCGCGCTGGCTTGCGTGGCGGAGATGGTCTTGCGGGTCGCGTCAGGCATCGACGGGCACAATCTCAAAATCGTTGTCGATGATCTGCTCAATGGGCTGGCCCGTCGCATCGCGCATCGCCAGCGTCATCGGAGCAATCCCGCCGCCGAGCATGGCCTTAATGATCGCGGTCGCGGCTTCGGCGTTCTGCGGGCCGCCAAAGTGCATACGCCGCCGCACTCGCATCGTCACGTCGAAAACCCAAACCTTTGGTTCAGTCACGGCCAACCTCCCTTTTTTTGATGATTGCCCACAGTTTTGCAGCGTGGGCGTCCGGGCAGCAGATAAAGAATTGCCACGGGTTAACGTTGAACCGCTCCCACAGCAGTTGTAGCTCGCGCGGCGTCCGATCACGCGCGTCCGGGATCGTCGGCTCGAACTCCCATCTGTCGATGTTGCACAGGATGCGCAGTCGCGCGTGAAATCGGCGCATCTCGGGATCGTCAGCGGTCATAGCAGCTTGTTCTCCAGCGATTGCAGTGTTGCTCATTTCAGATACCTCAGACCTTCGTAGGTTATGCGCCACGATCCGTTCGACAGGATGCACCAGCGGCGACGCTCACATGCCCGGACGGTCGAATTGCCGTAACCGGCGAAGGCGGGGCGCACGCCACCGAGCTTCTGCAGCTTCAGGAGAAACCCGTACTGTGGTCGCGTCGGTGTCATTTGCACAGCAGCCTCCACGCGGCCCAGTAGCAGAGTGCGCTGCAGCCCAAGATGATGACGGCGCAAAGCCAGACCGGGAGCGGAGAATTTTGGCGGTCGCCGTTCATGTGCGTGCCTCCGCGGAAGGGTTGCCGGGACTGGCGGCCAGCACCCTTCGCGTTCGCGTGCAGATTCGAAGCCCATGAAGCAGGCATGTCACGACGCCATTTTCGTCAGGCGATATGTGGTGCAGCGGCGCGCCACGATGCGGACAAATAAGGCCGCGCGGGCCTTCCGCAACCGGCCGACCGGCAAAATGCTTTTGCACTACGCCAAACCGCTCCGGGGATCGGACTTCCTCCGGCATCTGGATAGCCCTTTTGCACTTGAACCTTTTCAAGGTTGTCTCAGCAGGAACCGGCAAGCCGCGCTGGAAAAGAGGCCACGCGAACATCTGCGCATCCGGGGTTAGTAGTGAGTACAGGGTCTCGCGCGCCTTTTTATACCCGTTCGTCGGCGTGAATCTCCAATCGTGATGATAGTGGATGTCTGGGAAACGGAGCAGTTCAGCGTCTTCGTGGGCCGAGCCAAGAACCGGCCACCACGCGACTTTCTCAAAGAACCGATACCAGATCGCCGGGACCATGTAGTATTGCCCGACGATCGGATCGCCGATGGTGTCGTCTAGTATCCTGGTCCGGCTCATTTGACTACCTCGCACACAAAACGACGGCCCAGATCCACGCCGACACGACGATTGCCGTGAGTGCCGCGACACCGATGATGGTCCGCCAGAACTCGGAAATCAGGTGCGGGCGACGGCGCTTCGGCATGTAGATAGGAATCATTCCCCCATCTCCAGGCCCCGTCGGATTTCCTCAAGCGTTTCGCCGCCTCTGATAATCGAAATGATGCAGCGAAAATCGGCATCGATTTCGCCTGCCCTCGCCATTTGCACGATTTTCTCGCAGCGGTTGCGTTCTTCCGCTAATCGTTCCGAAGCTTCGGTGGAAAGCATGGTTGCGATGCGTCGGATTAATTCACCCTGTGCGACTTCTGGCCTGCATCCTCGCATATCATCTTCCCACTCTGACACCAAAGCGACGGCGCGTTCTGTTGGTAGATTACTCATTCCCGGCTCCTTCCGTGTCGCTCATCTGCGGTCACTCCCGCGTGTTATGACGTTTTCCCGGTCACGGCTACCGCACCAACAGGCACTGTTCCATCTGCTTCATGTTGCGCCATTGTCTCGATGTACGCGAGCGCCCACGCATCTGGAATTGCGCCGAAATTCTGGAGCGGCCAACCCGGATGCGCGGCGTCATGGATCAGCGCGGCAGCGCCAGCAAATCCAACTTTCTTTCTGAGATTCCATCCAGCTTCGCCGGCCAGACTCACCAAATGTCCAGCACAGCACATTGGTGTGTTGCAAAGGCTCGGTTCTGGCGTTGGAGAATTTTCCGGACCCCATGTTGATTGTTTGAAGGTTCGCTTACCCGCGTTTATTTCGGCGAGCATCCTAGAATACGGCTTATCGAGAACGGGAATTTCGCCGAGCCCGGCCCTGAGGTCGCTCGGGGTCCAGCCGGCCGCCATGAGGTCGCTCGGGGTCCAGCCGGCCGCCCTGAGGGCGCTCGGGGTCCAGCCGGCCGCCATGAGGTCGCTCGGGGTCCAGCCGGCCGCCATGAGGTCGCTCGGGGTCCAGCCGGCCGCCATGAGGGCGCTCGGGGTCCAGCCGGCCGCCATGAGGTCGCTCGG